GACCGATCTCCGGTATTGGTTGCTGCTGACCGATCTCCGGTATTGGTTGCCGCTGACTGATATCCGGTATTGGTTGCCTTATCATCTTCCCAATCAACTTGCTCTTTTATATATTCAACGCCAGCTTTTATAATTCCGGCAATTCCAATTTCTGCTTTTACGGAAATTTTCTTTCCAACTCTCTTGCTATCATCAGATGATTTCTGGCCATTCTCTTCAAGCTCAACTTCACAATATCTGGAATCTGAAGGTGGATAATAACCGAATACATCCATCGGAAATTCGCAAGCATGGAATCCACAATTACAAATGTCTGCTTTTTCTTCTGTGTATTCTTTTCCAATTTCATAATGGAAATCTCTACACTTTAAATCTTTGTCAAAGCCTTTAAAGCATTTCATTCTTTCTTTTCCTCCTTTGATTTTTCTGCATCAAGCCCAAGCATTCTAAATGCCATTTTCTTTGTGAAATCATAATCGTTCACGCTATTCGCCCAAGCTTCAAATGCCTTTAATCTTCCAACCAGAAGTGCGTATTCCTCATTGGCGTTCTCTGGAATATAATCTGTGCTTTTGGTTTCTCCCATGATTAGTCCTCCTTATCTTTTGCTCCAAATGTTTTAAGCATTTCTTCCAGAAGCGAAACAATCGGAATAATTGCATCTACCTGTTTGAACTTTTCCTTGATTTCTTTGTCAAATTCTTCCTCATTCATAAGACCATGCTCGAAAGAATGTCTAAGCTGCTCTTTTACGTCTTTCTCTTCTCCACCATTTTTTACGAACATCTCTTTAATTTCATGGGTGATAACTGCATACTCTGAAAGAATATCAATCCCTTTACCAGAAATATTAACTAAGCCGTTTTCAAATTTAATCATTGTTTTTCCTCCCTATTTTCTTTTATTATCTCCCTCTGAATGGTATAATGTGTTCAGAAAGGAGGTGTGTTAAAATGTTTCTCAAATTAAAAGTTTCCTGTACTTGTCATTGTGATTACTATATAAGTGAAAGAATAAGTACAGACAAGGTTGTGTGCCCGAATTGCGGAAAGGAACATCCTTATTCTCATAAAATAATTTCAATGCTTCATGCCGCAAATGAGATTGATGATGGCAATGTTCCCGGAGCAGAAACAATAAAAACTTCCGTTATTTCTGAATGGGAAGATGTGACTGAGCGTCAATAACAATCTTCATGTACTCTAAAAAGCCTTTCGCTTCAGTGGCGGACAGACCGCATTCGGCAATTTCGTTTTTTACTTTTTCTACAAGGTCGCTTGCCTTCTGTCCGTTTTTGTGGCGATATAACTGATATATTTTGGAATCATAATCGGATAACCTTTCAGCAACGTAATCATCTGCTAACATTCTTTGTTCACCTCCCCTATTCAATAATTGTAAGATCTTCATCCACCGCAAATGGTTCAGTAACAAATATTCCATCTTCTTTAAAGAGAAGATCAATTTCAACATGTTGCTTATTTGCACACTTCACAACAACTACATTCTCATTTTCTTCTTTGGTATGTGTGAACAAAATATCTGCAATTTCAAAACCTACAAGAGAATGAAAAATTTCTGGATTATCTCCATAAAATTCGTAGCTTTTAATATCTTTCACTGTTTTACCCTCATTTTCTTTCTGAATTAATATCATAATTGCAATCGCGAATCTGCATTTTTGTATTTGTACACGGTTGCCATCCCTTGATGTACTTCACAGCTTCCTCATATCTTAATTTTGGAATGTTGTTTCTTGCGTTTACACCGAAATAAGATTTCACATCTCGATTACATTCTGCGAATACTTTCTTTCCGATTTCTGAATAGGCATTGGAATTCTTTCCGCCCAACGCTTCAATAACCACTAGCGAAACCAGATCCCCAAGATATTTTTGCTGACCGTAGTCAATTGTCATTGTATTTTCAAGTTTTTCGATTCTTTCCTCATGATCTGCTGTGCCCTGGGCAAGAATCTGAATTTGTTCGGCAACCGTCAATGGTTTTCTGTAGGAACCTGTCTTTCGAATTTCTGGGAGAACTTTACTTGTCACCCAGTCTGTAAACCTTTCGGCAGATTCTTTTCTGCTCTGGAAAATCAATTTATACATATTGGGTTCATTTACAAAGTTAGCATTCTGCTTTCTCCCGATACCATCAATGACCTCATTTGTAATGACCCCCATCTGCATTTAACCTTGTCTTTGCCTGGCTCGGATTTGAAATTTCTAATGCTTTGCATATATCAATCATGCAAAACCAAGGTTCATTATCAATAGTTATTGTCCGAATATCTCCGAACTCTGGCGAATTAAAAATCTGTAATTCGTTCATTAGTCTCCTTTCTGTGATATAATCTCCTTTAGGAAGGTGTAATCTCTTTTACATAGAGCACATCTACTGGGTTAAATTTCAAGCAATATTGCTTTCCGTTGTCATCCCATTCCAAACGTATCAGTTGATCTCTAATGTCTGGTTTCACAATATCATCCGGGAACACACACGGAATTTCGATTGTTTCCCCATTTTTAAATTTGATAATTGTCATCTTCTCCTTATAATCTCTCCTTTCTTGTGTTATACTCACTATAAGAGTGGAGGTGATGATTATTGGTATTTAATGGTTTCTGCGATAAGCAGAACAAAAATTATTCCATTGAAGCTTCTCTCATTAATACTGGATCATTGGATGATTTGACGCCTAATTACACAATAGGTCGAATTAAGTGTAATTATGCAAGCAAAACTGGATGTTGTTCAAATCCGAAACAATGTTCCATTTTAAAAGCTTCAAAATAATTCTGTTTGGCTCTCTGAGATATGGGAGCCTATTCTGTTTGAAATTTCAGCATCCTTGGTGAATCTTTAAACTTGATTCCCTCAATTTCCCCGATACCTTTCTGGTTCACCTGCAACATCTGCAAGTCCGTGGATAAATTTAAAGCATTCAGATCAATGGAAAGAATAGGTTCTGAATCTCCAACTCCCTGTTTCAGCTCAAAGCTTCTTACTCCTTCGAGTTTGTGACCATCTACAAGGATTTCTGTAAATATTCCACATTCGCCATTTACTTGCTGGATTTCGATTTTTGATACTTTCATTAGTCTCCTTTCTGATCTAAATCAACAGTTTCTTTTTTATCTGTTTTTTGTTCCAGGTTGTTATCAGAAAAACTTTCCACTTTCCCAAGAATGTAGCCTTTATCAAATTCCGACATCTTAGGAATTGCTTCTTTCAGCTTTTCTACGATTTTTTTTTCTTTTTCTGACATTATCTATTTCACTTCCTTTCTTCTACGCACAATATTTAATTTCGTATTCAGTTACGATTTTGGAGAAAATCTCTCGCAGCTTTTTATCGTCATCGATGACGTCCATTTTGTTTAGTGAATTAATTTCTGTTTTGGTGCAACCATTTTCAGCCATGCGTTTTCGCTTATTTCTTAATCTTGTATTCAGATCACATCCAGCCCGGCGTTCCAATTCTGCGTACATTTCTGTTCTAAGCATTTTAAACTCTGCTCCGGCACCTTTTTGTATGCGATTGAATTTAGAATTAATTTCTGAACGCCAGTTATCAAATACAGGCTTAACCGCTTCTTTGATGTTCTCTGTAGTTGCAACAGCTTTATCTGCGGTTTCTTTGGCAATTAAAATCTGCCTGTCTCTTTCTTTGTCGGCAAGTTCTTTCTCTACCATTTGTGAAAGTAGTCCCTGTAACATTTGAAGTTCTGGTGACAATGCCCTTTTTACAGTTTCTTTGGTTTTAAAGTACCCATTTACAAGCTGTCTCTGAACATCCCATGCTAAATCGTCTGTGAAAGACTTTACTAACATTAGATATCCTTGTTCTGTGGCAAGGACAACTTTTTCTGGGACGCCGCCTTGTGGTCTTTCCAAACCAAGCGTCCGAATTTCGGACGGCTGAGTTATAACGAAGAAATCTTCTCCTTCAATAAAGTGATTTCGATTGTCGTTGAATCTCTTCCTTGCCGTTCCGTCTGGTCTGCCGTGTACCATGTCAATATCTTTCAATGTAACAACTCGCTGACCGTTATACTCTTTTATTGAGATATCTGAATTTCCAATATGTACTAACTTATTCGTGTTTATCACTCCTTTCTTAATCTGATTTTCAATTCCGTTTTGTGTTGAAAATATTTTTCCTATGTGTTAAAATTCTTTCATACCCAAATAATGGGCAATGAAAGGAGTTGTTTGCTTTGACCCAACTTTTGAATTTGCCCTGTTCCTTATTGTAGGTCGCAGGCAGAGTGAACTGCGTTACCAAAGTACGTTAAGCAATTTCGTTCACCGCATTGAACAAAATTCCTACATTCGCCAACTAATGGGCAGCTAATCTTTTTTCACTCAATCGCAGAACTAAAACTGCGTAAGTGGCGAAGTGTTTCAAGAAACATTTGGTGCTGCTTATGTGACTGAACAAGTGTGTTCAGTCTGCAAAACACATAAGGTAAACAAATTTAGGCAAGAACTGATAGGACAGCACTCCTGTCAGTTTTTTTGCTATTCTTCTTTAAACAGATATTCCAGATCATATTCTGGGAAAAGTTCCTTTTTAGAAAGGACTGCTTCTGGATACGTAAAAGGTGTTTTCCCCTTTATCTTGTTCTGAATAGTCCTTTCATCAACACCAAGAACCTTTGCAAACGCTCTGATTGTAATCCCTTTATCATCAAGAACTTTCTTCAAGTTATTTAACACTTTAACCTCCCTCCTTTCTTTGTTTACCTTGTAAACACAGTATAGTCCCTGAGATAACATTTGTCAATAGTTTTTTGTTGACTTTGTAAACATTTTATGGTACTATATTTTCAGAAAGGAGTAATTAAATTGAAAGACAGATTTAAAGAGTTGCGAAAAAAATTGAACGTAACTCAGCAAGAATTTGCAGATAAGCTGAAAATAAGTAGGAATTTTGTAGCGCAAATTGAAATAGGAAACAAAGTTCCCTCAGATCGAACAATTGATGATGTTTGTAAAGAATTTAATGTTCGTGAAGAATGGCTTAAAAATGGCGAAGGCGAGATGTTTTATCCAGTTAAAAGGAATGATGAAATTTCGAAATTACTTGGATATGTTACAAAAGCTGATGATGACGATTTTAAATATCGTCTCATAAATGCTTTAGCAAGGCTTGATGATTCTGGATGGGATAAATTAGAAAAGCTAATCGATGCAATTTCAGCAAAATAAAAGAAAAGACAAGGGCAATGCGCAAACCCTTGTCTTTTTCTTTTTATTCAACTAATGTTTTTATAAATACGTATATTGTTCTTAACCAACGAGCGTTTTCTATTTTTTCTATCATCTCAATAATTTCTTTCTTGTAATCCACGTAAATCCCTCCCAATATTCCAAACATTTGTTCTCATTTATTAAATTATATCATGTTTTTATAACCATATACTGGGATAGAATTGTTTCCGCTTAAATCTTTCCTGGCAAACTGATTTATTCTGATTTTTCTATGAATTATAAGTTTTTTTGTGTAAATATTGTGATTTTTGCTTTTCCAAATCGTAATAATAATAGATAGAAATAAAGGGGCTGGATGCTTGTCAGCGAGGGATTTATAGCGCTCATGGCCAACCTGTTTTACCTCTGCTTTTGCAATTGCGATAGTTTTACCCCTCCCAAAGATAATACTATGCTCCGGGCAGAAGTAAACATATTGAATCAAGAGCACATGCACGAATATCAGTATAAACACAATTATGATTTTTTTATGTTTCTCCATGAATCCATCCCCTTTACACTATCATCTTAATGTATTACAATAACATTGTATCAAAAAATATACAATCACACAGGAAATGGCGAAATTAGCACCTCTGGTGGCGAATTTTACGTGAAAAGAGATGATTTGAATGAGAATTGCAATATGTGATGATAGCGAAATCCAGATTGATATATTTATGCATCGGATTAATAATTTTCTCAAACGAAATGGTGATATAAAAGCATTGATTACTCCGTATGATAAAGGGCAGCCGCTTATTGATGATGTGGCAGATGGCGAGTGGTATGATATTGTGGTTTTGGATATCGTTTTGAAAGAAGAAAATGGAATTGAAGTCGCAAAGGAATTGAGATTAAATGGCTATAATGGAAATATTATTTTCTGGACAGCCCACAAAGAGTATGTTTTTGAAGCTCTTGATATACTCCCGGTACACTATATCATAAAAGGTTCTGAAAACGGCAGAATGTATAGTGCTTTCAATCATGCTCTGGAACATATCAGCAAAAGCACTCTTATGATAAAAGGAAAAGACTTTATTCATCGGGTGGAGTTTCAAAATATCGAATATATTGAGAGCCGAAACAAATACATCATTATCCACTGCACTTGCGGTATAGTTTATACGGAACGATGTAAACTATCCGATATTGAAGAATTACTGGATTCCAGATTCTTGAGGTGTCACCAGAGCTACATAATAAACATGGACGAGGTAAAAGAAATAAACACTTCGTTCCTTATGTTTTCTGGAAATACTGTGCCTATCAGAAGAAAAGACTTTGTGAAAATAAGAAACGAATTTGAAGAATATACAACATTTAAGTAACTCCCGGGAAAACCCCGGGAGTATTATTATTTCAGTAATTCATTGACTTTTTTCTGCACTTCTGCGTAGTTGTAGCCAGCAGCTTCCAGGCGGTCTCGTCTATCTTGTCCATTTCCCCATTCGCCGTTGATTACCTCTTTTGCAACATTGTCTACACTTTTCTTTGCTGTTACAGAATACACTGCTTTTCCATTCCAGTCAAAAACAGAGTAACCGGCTTTGCAAGACTTCTTCGCATTTTCCAGTGATTTGTACGCTCCAATCTGGCTCTTGGAATTCTTCCAGGTCTTACGGATGCGGTAATACTTATCAACCTTTACAGTCGGCTTTTTGGTTGGCACTGTCACGGTTTCACTGGAAATAAGCTTCTTGAATCTATCCCAATCATCCTTTCCACGGATAACGGATGGACAGTTCTTAGCACACACATCGTAATGCTGCACTACTCGGCTTGCCGGGATTCCGTATTTCTTCATAAGCTGCTTGCATACATCAACGGTATTCTGGAATGCTTTTTCGTAGTTATATCCAGCATTCATGCACATTTCAATCCCGATAGAGTTGTGATTGTTTATAGTTCCAAAAAGCTTACTGCCGTAATTTACGCCAACGTGCCATGCTCCACGATTATACGGCAAAGCTTGGTATGCTGATTTATCATCAACGAATACGTGGGCTGAATAGCCATGAAAATTGCCATTATGCTGTGCGGTGGCGTGTGCCTTAGCGTCTGCTGTTTTGGCTATATTATCTGTATTGTGGATGACAATATACAGAGGTGTTTGTCCTGCGTAGCTGTTGTTGTTGCTGATTAATGAGGTATTGATATTCATGTATGGTCTCCTTTCATGTTGAGGTTAAAAAGTGCATAATAAAAAGCACCCCATTTGGAGTGCTCTTTAGCATAAACTCTTTATCCTATATATTTACGGTGATTATGGTTCACAAAGGGAAGTTACTATGTTATAATATAGTACCTTCCCTTTGTGGTGCTTGGAGCTGAGTTTTTTGTTTGGTAGACGGGAACTCAGCTCCCTTTTTATTGTTCCGATTTTGATATGCTGATTATAGCATATTCATTTTATGTTTGGTAGTGTTTTGTTATTTTTTTCTTGTTTCTCCAATAAACTCTATAGTGAGACAGGAAAAATGTATGTAAATTACAATGAAACAGATCTGAATGAGCTGTATAGTACTATTCAAACAATCAGTGCGTGCGTATGTCCTCCTAATACTCCTAATATACCGGAGCAATCCACTGGATTTGCGATTACCATTAAATATGATTCTAATGCACAAATGCAAATATATATAGCAATAAATAAAAAAATATATATTCGCAATAGTAATTTGGAATGGACTAAATTGTAAGATTTATCTTGCATTCACAATACAGTGAGCGAAAGCAAAATACTATTGCTCCAGAAGATTACGATACATATACAAGAGATTTTAATATTTGTGACGGAACGCAATTGGTATTGGCAAATCCAGAAATCCTTAATACACCACAAACTGAAAAATATTTTTGTGTTTTCAGTTCAATCTGCGGTCATCAAATAGGGGGTGCAATTCGCATTAGAATACATATCCCAAAAGATGTATTGTCGTCTAATTTGGGGTGAATGGTTTCCATGGAAACAAATACAATAAACCTTTTGCATCAATAAAAAGCATTCTTTCACAAACTTTAATTATAAGTATGATAACTGTCCCAATCCAAGCGCAATGCAAATGGCATAATTTGGAATTTCAATAATAGCAGAAGTTTTTGTTGTACTGTTTACTGCAATAGTAATTTCGCCCAAATGGATAATATGAGCATTTTGATGCAAAGAAATTATATCGAAAAATATTTTTCCACCAAGTTGTCCTACTATAATAATAGTGTCATAATCTTGCGTTGAAACTAAGGTTACGGTTTTTCCGTTTGGAAGTAAGATCATCTTTTTAGTCTCACTATAGAGTGCATTTATCGCCCCGATGATTGTCTTATTATTTGTCTTCAATTTCGAGATAACAGCCGTTGACATTTTATCAACGACATAATCCCAAAACTTGCTCATTAGTCCACGTTTATTCGCTCTCGCAGTTGCGTCATACAGCATTACTTCGTCATTATCTGCTAACGTATCTTTTGTTGTGTATTCTGTCCATTTTGGCATGTTGTTGCCCTCCTTTAATTATAGGTTTGTTTTAATATTTGATTCATAAAAAAGAGGATGATTTCTCACCCTCTTTATATTGATTTGTTTAACAATTTTTTGATTTCCTCAAGCTCTTCTTTAATGCTTTTTAATTCAGATTTCAATTCTTCATTTTCGGATTTGAGTTCCTTTATCTTATCGTGGTTAAATTTTATCATAGCGAACATGGACGGAATCATAATTCTGTAATTCCAATCCTCGGGCTTTCCGTCTGGTAAATGGTTTACTGCAATTGGAAAACGCCTTTCCATGTCCTCTGCAAGGAACATTGGCATTAATTTATCATATCGGCTATCGTTTTTATCCAAATACCCTTCTTTGTATTTCGCCCAAACAACCTTTACACGATAAAGCTCTTCCAGTTCTTCTTCTTTAACAGTTGTACGAATTGACTTATACCGCCAAGAAGATGAAGGGACTTTTATAACCATACCTTGACTATTGACTCCTAAATGTGTTCCGTCTGTAATAGCACCTAGGTTTTCAATACAAAAGAAATTACTTTCATCTCCAAATTCACTAGATTTAGGACTGTTTTTAATTTTTACACCGCCATCAATAACAAATCCGTTTCCATTTGCTTTTAGATCAACGCCATTTATGGTTACCATGTTGTTTTTCGCATCAAGTACAATGGCACCGTTTGCAGAGGTTAATTTTCCATTTGTTTTATCAATCTGCCAGTTTCCAATTTCCCCAGTTAGTGACTTTACGCTTCCAGAAAATTCACCTTGGTTAAAATGAACGCCTGTATTGTCAATATATCCAACCTGTGTGCCGCTTGCATTCAGAATGGAAAGTAACCCATTTCCGTTATTTGAACCGCCAAGTTTCAATGTACCTCCATGTGCATAGGTGAATGAAAAATACAATTCTCCATTTTCCATGTACATGCCCTTTATTGCACCGTTGTTTGTAAGCATATTGAACACTTGTTCATTTGTGTAAGCATATTCAAGCTTTGGCATGTAAATATAGGTATCAAATTTTACGCTAGACCCAACTGATGATGTCAAGATTCTCAAACTGTTTAAACTATCATTTGGTAAGCTAGATAAAGTTGTTGTTACTTGCAGTCTTTTCCATTCAGTTGTAGTTTTAGCATTTAATATTGTTTTACTTCCAAGATACACATATACTTGTGTTGCAACACTAGTTTTTATCCAAAACGAAAAAGTATAATTTCCAGTAACTTTTATTGGCTTATAATTTTTCGTTCCAAATTGTGCTCCAGTTCCGTTTATTTTGATTGCATTTTTACCGCCATCTACATCCTGAACTCCATACTCATATGTATATGCACTCTGTGTAGACCAATAATCTTTAACATTTTGTTCTGTTAGATAATAGCCTTTAATAATATTGTCCGATGTAATATCTTGGACTTGTTTTACGACTTCTTCCTGTGCTATATCAGTAACGCTTTTATCTCCTAATGTAAACTGTGAAGCTGCTATTGTTACTGCACCAGTGGTTTTGTCAATGGAAAAAGTGGTTTTTCCATTTCCATCAACAACCCTAATTCCTTTGGCTTGCACGTATTCACCATTTACATAGACATTTCCATTTTCATCCAAGTAAATCCCCTGTGCCTTGCCGCCATTGGTAAGTTTGTTGAAAATATCGGCTTGTGTCTGTCCAGAAACTGCGGTGCTGGCAGAAGAATCTGCAATTTCCTTTACTGTTTTGCCTTGTAAGGAAAAAGTTTTTGGAGCTAGGATGACGTTTCCTTTGCTGTCGATTTCTAAGGTTACGTTCTTGTCATCATTAATGACTTTTAGCCCACGACCATTAATTCTCTCACCGGCAAGCAATCCAGCCAGAATATATTTTGCATTGATATATACTTTTCCGTCCTCGATGTAGATTCCCTGTTCTGTCCCGCCTTTTGTGAGTTTATTGAACACTTCATCCTGTCCAAGACTGGTATCGTAATTATCAATTGCATTTTTGATATCGTCTTTGTCTGCGTACTTGAAGTCAATCCAATCGGATGCAGTAAAGTCACCATTAATACGATTTACAAAAGAAGTTTTGAGAGAAGCCTTTCCTTCACTATTGGTCGTTACCCACAAGTCACCTTCGTAATATGGTGGTGTTGGCTGAATCATGTAAACAGATGATTTACCGTCTATCTTGTCCAACAATTCATTTGGTATGGACTGTGGTTGCCAGATGCCAGATTTGTATATCCACTGGGTGTTATCCGTGGTATTATGCCAAAGATCGCCTTCATGCTCTGCCTTCTCAGATTCCCATACCAAAACAATTTCATTCCCGGATTCATCCAGAATCTTGTTTCCTTCAATATCACACCATGGATATTCCTCTGTTTTTGTCCATTTTACAGATGGATCGTTTGGCTGATACCAAGTCTCAATCTTTCCATCAATCTGTGTTTTTAAAGAATTAAGAGAATCTTTAAAAACACCATTGATAAATAAATCTAACGAACTATCATCTGTGTATTTTGAAGCTTTTTCCCAATCGGAAGAATCATAAGAACCGCTTGCTCTGGCAACTTTACATCTCATCAAATCACCATTAGAGCCTTGTGTCCATAAGTCCCCAATATCGTAAGGCGGTTCTGGCTGAACTACGAATGCTCTACGCTTATGATCTGCCGTATCTTGCGCTTTTTCTGCGGCGGCAAGTGCTAACGTGATATCAGTATCTTGTACCAGTTGCCACTTCCATGTTGCCCCATCTTGCATAAAACGGTAAGCATATCCTTTGGATTTCCAGTAAAATAAGTCACCCTCATGTTTCTTTCGTTCTTCGTTGGTAGTCCAACCAGAAGCCGGGATATTCTGCAAGGTTGGTTCATAGTCATAAAAAAAAGTCTCAATCTGTCCGTCGATTTGAGACTGTAAATTATTGATATCAGTTGTGTATGTATTGCTTATAAAATTATTTACTTCTTTTTCTGCTTTTTCCTTTGCAATTGCATTAACATCTTTTCCCTTGATTTGTACTGAGTCTGCATTAATAACAACCCTTCCTGTTGTTACATCAACCAGGAAAGTTGTATTTCCGTCTTTGTCAATTGCTTTAATAGTTCCTGTATTAATCCAGTCAGCATTAACGCCTGTAGCAGTAAGGATTCTGGCAATTACATCACCATCAACCGTCATACCGCCATTCCAATGTTGTCCACCATCTGTAGATACAGCCCACGCTTCTGCAGTCATTTTCCATACAATGTCAGAATCGGATAACTGCGGCTTATTATGAAGATAATAGATGTTGCTTCCGTCCGGCTGTGTTTCCACAGTAGTATATGTACCGGAAGATTCAGACAATCTTTGAGACAATTCTTCAATTGCCTTTTCTCTTGCGGTACGTTCATCTCTTAAATTCTTATTATTTTCTGCCTGTATTTGTTGATTAAGGCTATATTGTTTCTGCTTATTCCTGGATGCACTCTTAGCACTGCATTCAAGTTGCTCAAATGCGCCTGGATTCAAAGTAACAGAAGTTAGGTAGCTCTTATACTGTTTTCCGTTTCTATCGGAAATCGCAATGGTGTCACCAGCTTCCCATGCAATATTTGTTAAAGCACCGGTAGAAAACGGTCTGAATTTCATTCCAACACATCTGTCTGAAATAATCTTACAGATTTCTTCTCCTGTTCCCTCTTGGATTAGCTTATTATCACTTATTTCGATAACGTAGCCAGATTTCCCCGACCGATATGTTTTCGCTTCATTTTGAGAAGAATTTTCAACGTATTCTGTAACTTTTATACCTGTTATTTCAAGATCATACAGCCACGGAGTAAATCCGTTTGTTTGAATTGCTGTAATCCCAGTCTGCATGATAGTAATGATTTGTTCACCAGTGGTATCTAATATGTCGTTACCTTCTACATCTTTCCATGGAGTTTCCACCAAATCATAAAAATTATCCGGGACTTCACGTTCGTACCATCCAAAGCATAAGCGACCATATTCGTCACATTTCGCCCACTGGCAGCCCATCTGCGCTACCCATGCAATTACCTGTCGGAAAGTAATGCTACTATCATCTGGTCGATTCTGAATCACAAAATCATCATTATCAAACCTTGTAGATTGAAGTGTTACTCCGCACACCTCGCAAGCATCCTGGATGATTTGTAATCTTGTTGCCGGATAAGTCAGTTTACTTTCTGAATAATCGCGATCAAATAATCGCATTGAATCTTCGCAGGTTAGGCTGATAATTGCAGTGCTTTGATATGGAGCATCTGTTACCGTCATAGTACAGATACGGATTTTTTCAATGCCAGTAGATAATTCAAGCCCAATATAGCAAACAACTCTTGCTCCGTCCCAGATGTAATCTGTGTACTTTCCAGAAAAGTTGTTGATCTGCAGTGTCAACTTATTTACGATAGCTGCGCCGATATCAAAAGAACCGCTTTGCGATACTGCATCCTCAAATTTAAAACCATTAGACCATAAATCTTTGTCTGTAATGGATAATGTGCTTCCATCCGTGAAGGTAAAATCTGCATATTTCAGATAGTTACGGTTCCCACTATTCTGTTGTTCTTTAAATTCCGTTGATAAATTTCGCATATCTTACCTCTCGATAAAATCAAAACTAAGTCCTTCCATGCGCTCATTGCCTATCCACCAACACTTAAAAGGGGATTCCCTGTCACCAACATAAAATGTTCTGGTTTCGTGCTTGTTTGCAGATAGCAAGTCTGGATATGTGACCTGTATGTACTCTGGATTTACTGCCTGTATAATTTTGCAAGCAGTGTCCCAATCTGGGCCATTCCAACCTACAGACAGCTTTCGCTTCTGTCCAACTCTGTTTTTGTGCATGGTCGTATCATCTGTTCTGCCGGATTCTGATGCCGATATATCCTGTAATCCCCATGTAAAAGAAGAAGGACAGGGCAATGCTACCCCATCCACTTTAAGAAATACTTCTGCCATATATTCACCTACTTTAGCACTCTGATTTCAAATTAGAGTGCTCTCAAGCAATCATTTTAGTTGCTTCACTTTGAACAAATTCTTTAATTTGCTGATATCCCCATCCGCAATTAATAAGGCTGCTTACAAGCATTTCCATATTTTGTACTTTTGCTAAGTCATCACCTGTGAAGAAATCTCTAAGATTTTCTTTTGCTTTTACCCCATAATCACTTTCAAGCTCTTTGGCTGTTTTTCCGAATAAATTACGATAAATTAAATTTGTGTAATTTGGATAAGCAAATCTTTTATTTTGGCTTTCCGTTATTTTCATCTTAATTGTATCTGTTAGGATATGTCGAATAACAACACCCTTGTCACGCTCGATTTGCCATTGCTGACGTTCTGTATGAATTCTTTTTAATTCAGATTCCATTTTATTAAAAGCGTCAATGTATTTAAGTTTCCACTGTAATGCTTTTTCACCATTAAATCCCATGGCTAACAAGGAAAATCCATCTCTTGTTATAAGGTATTCGGTATACTCACGATTGTTTTCTCCGATATAAGAAGTTTTTATAAAATAATCAGAAAGGGGGATATCTCCCCTTTGAGAAATCTGTGTTACAAGACCTAAATGTTTGGTTTTACCCTCTGCGTCAACTTGTCCTTCAATTGCCCTTATTACTTCCTTGTGCTCTTTTTCGAAAGATTCTGCGATTTTTCTTGACGTAGTAAGTAACTTTTCTTCGTATCTTTTTCCAACGATTTCTACCAGCATAAATTCATATCTCCTTTATGATTTATTTTTTGGCAACAAAAAAGCGCCTACCCCGAAAGGTAAACGCTTTAAAAATTGCTTATTATGATTTTATAGTATAACATACGGTGAAAGTATCATTCAGTATACTTTGGTATCATTTCACTGTTTTTAAAACTTCCTCTAAGTACAGATATTCGAGCAACTTATATGTTCTTTTGAGATCATAATAATCATCTACTTTTTCCAAAAGTTTCTTGATTTCTTCTTTATAGTCAATCATTCTACAATTCCTCCCAACACTCTAATCAACTTCTGTTTGCGGTTATACTTCAAAATCTCGGAAATCTGCCCCATCATATCATCCATTGTCATGTTGCTCTTCATGCTATTGCAACGCTTACAAGCCAGTTGCAGATTCTTAATATCATTGGTGCCGCCCCGGGACAACGGCGTAATGTGGTCGATTGTCATTTTCTTGAATTTGACAGGCTTACCGCATATCGCACATTTTCCGTTGCACTTGGCGTACACGCTCTTTTTCTGAAAGTCATTGAACTGGATTCTATTTGCCATAATATCACGCTTCCCCGATTAACTGTTTGGTAAAGAGATACATTCCCTTTAATTTTGACAGGTCTTTCAAATTGATAAGATTTTCAATGATTCTCTGTCTGTACATATACTCATCCAGAAGCACTAAGCACTCGTTGTTATCTGCGTTCAGTTCGTCAATTGTTTTCTGTAATTCAGCCTTTGTCATTTTATTTTCCTCCTGTGTATCCCTGTAAAAATCTAATTAAAAGAATCTCTGCTGTGCGTTTTCTGTATCAATCTCATTCTTCAAGAAAACTGGCGGTTTGTATTCTCCAATAATCTTGACTGCCTGTTCTACTTGGCTTCTCTTAATTGCCTTGTAGCTTTTTACCTGGAACTGGTAGCGCAGATTGGAATGAATGTTACTGTAAATTTTCTGACGAATGGAACGGCTATTGTAAGCATTGGATTCCTTACCGCCAAGCACCAGCGTTCCTTTTCTCTTTACTGCTTCCGTGATTTTCTCCGCTTCAATCGGGAGAATCGGCAAATCCATTTTCAAAGTCTCAAACTCTGTCTGGATATCGTCAATCCGCTTATTCAGTTCTACGTTTCCCTGTGCTAGAAGCTGAATCTGTTCGGGGATGGTCATTGGTACTGGGTGGCGAACTGTTTCTTTTAATTTGTCCTCTACTTTGAGAAAATATTGTCTGGCTTGTTCACCTTTGACACTCTTTGATTGCATGGAAAGTTTCTTTGCAAAGCTGGCAGAGAGTTTATAATCTTCTCTTTGAATAACGCCACCTGTCGGTGTCTCGACATTGATGTCGAGTCGCACATAATCTTCATTCTCCATTGCAAAATCATTTTCAATAATATTTCTTTTGCACCATCTTGAAAACTGTCCTTGTGCAAGTTCTAAAAATGAATATAGTTTTCTTGCAGTAGTCATGCCCTCTTCATCAATTCCAAGCGCAATCTCAATAGGTGTCTGGTTTGCTGTGTTAATTGTGATTTCGTTCATATATTAAAAACCTCCTGTGAAATTTTGATTTTTTATTTGCAAACAGGAGGCATACAGTGTTATAATTTGTATAGCCTCCTATTTGGTGGCAGAATCATTTAAGAGATTCTTAACTTTGGTCGGTCGGGAATCTCTTATTTTTTATCACTCTGGAACATTTTATCATACTGCATTTCAATCCCAATTCTCACAATTTCAGACCTTGTAGTAGCCTTTTCAAGTGCAACAGCATCCAGTTTTTGAAGAGTTTTCTTGTCTAATCTTGTCCTTAACATATAGTCTTTTGGATTGTCAGTTAATTTTGTTCCGATTTTCATAGCAGCCATTTATATCACCTCTCTTTCTTTGTTGCTACAATCCTATTATAGTGTGTAGCAACAATCCTGTCAAGTATTATTTTCATTTTTTTCAAATTTCCTATTCCACTATCCGTTTTGGAGTGGTAAAATAGGTATATCATACTAAAGAGGGGGATTTTACATGAAAAGAAAATTTGTTATGATTTTGGCTTTAACATCCATTTTTTCAAGTGTTACGCCTGTGTTCGCTAAAACAGATAAAGAAATTCTTTTTAGGGATATTCCATGGGGAACTTCTTTCTCAGATACAAAGGATTTGTTTCCAGATCAGTGTCTTTATGGCATACAATTAGATGGGATAAATGCAATGAGTACAAAAGAAATATTAACTGGTTCGTCTGACGATTCCAATGTTTATGATGGTAAAATCTGCCTTTTTGCTCAGCCATTAGATATAGCAGATGTAGATGTAGCTGGATATTCTACTCCTTACTTGAATTTTTACTATTCTTATAACATTAATGAAAATAAAATAGATTTTGATGATAGTAACACTTTGTTATATGGTGCACAATATGAATTTGAACCGCAAGATATAGACTCTATGTATTCTGATTTACTTGAAAAACTTTCATCTGTCTATGGTAATCCTGATAAAACAGAGAGCGATACTACTCAATGGGGAATAAAAAATATTTATACATGGTGGTATGGTGCTAACAATACTTCTTTAGTTCTTCGGGCATATGATTTATCAGATTATGATGATGATTTAGAAAATAACAAAATATATATTTCTTATGCCTGGCAAAAAGGAGATGAATTATTAAAAACTGCCGATGATACAATCAGTCAATCGAATAGTGATACCGAAGCAAGTGTATACGGAAATGGTTCCACCAACGGATTATAAAAGGCTAGGGATTTCTCCCTAGCCTAATTCCTATTTACCATTCTGGCGCTGGCATATCACGAACATCATATGACATATTCACGTATACTTCATAACGATCTGGAATTATTGTATTATAATTTAAATCAGTTGGAAAATATGATTGTAAGTAATCAACACTTCCTTTTCTTTGAACATTAGCAAACAAACCATCGTCACATCCAATTATTCTGTTATTTTTATAGTATACAACCGCCATATGGGTTCCACGATTGTTTTTTCCGTTATTCTTAACTGTTAAAACAACACCCTCTGTTCCTAAATTTGATGTATACGTAATATTCTTTGCATTAAAATCAAAATATGATACATTTTCTGTTTTTAAATTAATTTTTACAGAATCCCATTGACTTCCATAATTTGTCATTAATGTAGCATATTTCATCCCTGGCTCAATTACACACGTATCATACTGATTACTTACTGAAACTATTTGTCCATTCAAACAAAAGGCACAACTAATGTCAACCGCAACCGCATAATTGTAATTATTTTGAAGAATTATAACTTCTCCCCTTGGCGTTGCTTCTGCGTGATACGTTACATTGTTTTTTGAAGTGCTCGTATTTCCGCTAAATCCACCATTAGAAGCCTTTTTCACAGTAATCTTACAAGTGAATTTCTTTCCAAGAACTGTTGCTGTAATATTGGCGGTTCCTGCCTTTTTCGCAGTAATTTTTCCGTTTTTTACGGTCGCAACACTTTTCTTTGATGATTTCCATTTTACAGTCTGCTTAGTTCCTTTTACTTTTATGGTACTTGTCTTTCCAACTTTTAAAGTAAGGCTTTTCTTGCTGAGTTTTGGAGATTCCACAGTTACTTTGCAACTATACTTCTTTTTGCCAACTTTCGCAGTAATCGTAGTTGAACCAGATTTCTTGGCTGTTACTTTCCCGGAACCACTTACCGTTGCCACAGATTTCTTACTGGAAGTCCATTTTGTCTTTCCTTTTGTTCCAGACAATTTCAGTTGCAAGGTTTGTCCAGTAAGTAACGTTGCCTTACTCTTACTAATCTTCCCTGCCGCCGATACTGGAACTGCCATACAGACAATCAACAACATAACTGCCAGAACCGATAGTAACTTTTTCGCTTTCTTCATACATACGTACCTCCCAATAATTGATACCCATATTGTACCACCTTGGGACGTATTTTGAAAGTCTTATTTCGCTTTTCTATCAATTTCCGCAGTTACGGCAAACAAAAGAGCTTCGGCAAATTTCGCGCCAACCGAATCGGAGTATTTATCGTGAATCCGGCTTGCTTCCATGGTGAGATTTTCCCACTGCGGAATATCGTCCTTTGAGATAAAGGCGTACTTCTTGTGGAGGTTCCATATTTCCTGCCAGATGGAAAAGTAAGTCTGTTTGAAATTCATTACACGTACAACACTCCATGATATTTCTCAAGCCTATATTTCTGCTTGATGTTTGGATATTTTTCGTGATCTACTTCACTGTAAAACATATTTTTCGGTCTGGCAAATAATTTCTTTTCACCATACAAGGCTCTATATACTACCAAATCTTCCCCTGTTTCTGTATGTCTGGCATATCCGATAAACTTATACAAATACTCGTTGTTGCGTGGCTCCTTGATGGTTTCTCTCTTAAAGTGCTGTACAATGTCTCCTGGCTCAAATAATGGTCTGTTCATTATGTTTTCATATCTCCTTTTCGTTAATACCACTTCTCTTTCAGCTGATTAATCGGTGTTCCGGCAACTCCGGCACTTTCTCCGCTGTCTGTTGTCTTGAAGTATGCACCCGGAATTTGAGGATACATAAACTCAAACATCAAATAATTAGCTGCATCGCAAAGATATTCTGTGTTTCCTGTCTCACGATACTTTTTGATGCACATATCGTGGGATTCCAAGGCGTTTACCAACTTCTCCCCGAAGTTATCCTTTGCTGTACCATATTTGTAAAAACTTACCTCAACCCTATTCTGTCGTAATTTATCGAAACGGTCTGAATATTCTGTCGGAAGTTCTGTTCCTATTTGACTCATATGTTTTAATTCTCCACAATTAATTAATTTCTTTGTTCAAATTTCAATTTTCTTGGCTTATTCCTATATTTTATCTGGTGAGAGATTTTGAAACGGATTTGATTATTTTATCTCAGTAATTCTTTATCAATAATCTGGAAATTTGCCCTGTGGATATAAAGAGCTTTTCCGTCAATCATTAACTTTGTCATTTTAGGTAGATCGTCCGGGATTTTCCAGAACACCTCGTCACCAGAATATGCGGCTATTGGTTGTCCAAGTTGGGATTTAATTACTACAACCCTAGATTTCCCAAAATAATTTTTATAATAATTCACAATCCCGGCTATGTATGCATTCTCTGAAATCTTCCCGGTTGAATGGCTGGTAATATCTTCCTGGGTAAAATCAACCTCCGGCTTCAATCCTTTTTGCTCAAAAATACAAGTATCACCACAACTTTCAATTTCTTTACCGTCTATCAGAATTGTAATGACGGAAGATACATCATAGCTGGTTGTTTCGTTACCCTCGCTATCGTAGCCCTTAGATTTCGTTTTATTCCCGGAAATATTAATCTTGTCCCCAGTGGTGGTCATAACCTTTTTGCCGTAGTTATCGTAGGTATAGATTGTGTAGCTGTTTCCAGAAAGATTTCCTTTCACGTCATTCATGTAATCGTCATTCGCTGCACAGCCTGTTAGCCCTGTGATAATGCAAATAAAGGTAATTATCGCCAGTAGTGTTTTGATTCTTTTCATGGTTTTTGTCCTCCCTCATATGTCTCATAATCAATCGTCCCCAGATCACCGTACACATCTGGGTAATAGATTCCAACCCAAAAGTTATCTTCCATTGCTTTGTAGTAAGTTACTTTTACATTCCATCTCTGTACCTCGTCAATAATTTCTTTGTTAAGAAGTCCGAATTGATCTCGGCAAGCTTCACTTTCCAGTTTGTAAGTCAATGCTTTGTATTTCTCGGCATTTGCCTGTCTGGTGGCGGTAACCGTAGTCTGGCTTATTGCTAAAAGCAATCCAGCGATCAAAAGATATACCGCACCGATAAAAGCCACTGCTACGCCCAAAACAAGCACGGTTGCGCTCACATTCGAATACTCATATTCGTAGCTTAAAGATTCTCCTATTCTATTTGCAATCAGAATAACAACGCCGACTGCAAAAATGATTATTGATAGCCAAAATATCATAGTGTGTCCTCCCTGTCCTCAATTTTCATTAACAAATTTTTCCGTATGTAGCCAGACATGAAATGCGAATAATGGTGATCCGTGTACTCACTAAATGAAGTGCCAAAGTATTCATCAATCACTTTCATATATGTTTCAATCTCAACATTCTGGAAGTAATCTGGATTTGGCCCGAATCCAAACTTGTCCAGGATATTATCCAAAGCGTCTTGATTGATTTTTGTGTGTGGTTTTCTGGTTCGTTCTTCGTACCTCTTGAAGAAATACTTCGATACTACCAGGAAGCGGTTGGTTGTATATGGGCTTGTCGTATATCCCAATTCTTCAAGCCGTACTGAAACCTGGTTCTTGAATGCAGACCAGTTAAAAGATTTACGGTCTATTGGAATATACTGGATGTTATCCTCAGTCAACATATTTTTGATATGTTGAGAATTGAACCACTCGTTAGAGTGGTATGCATTTTTCTTTTCTTCTTTTAACTCCGTAGGAGATGTAGTATCTGGTATAGTAGTTTCTGAATGATAATCTTTGAAAGTATTCTCTGGTAATGCTTCCCCCGAACTGTCTTTGTGCATTTCGTCATTTTGTCTATGCCTTTCGTCATTCTGTCCAGATGCACATTGGCTATTTGTCTTTGGGTTCTCCTTTACTATACCATTTAATATGTTTTCAAGAACATCTTCATTGATGGAATACCATTTTGTACGGTCTCTTTGGTCTTTATTATAATTTCCAGTGATAACAATTCCGGAAGAAATTAAACTTTTAAAAGCTCTTTCTATAGTTTTTGTAGACCACCATGGGAAATTATTCTTTTGCCATTCTTCCATCGTGTTAAAAGTCCAATATCTTCCATCATAATAATTTCTTTGCAATTTTTCATTTATTTCAAGCCAGTAATAAATTTGGCGTAAAACAATGGCTTCATTTAGCCCTAATTTTACTGCTAAATCTGGTTTGATGATAACGCTTTCTTTGCTGGATAAAAAAAGATCTGATAATTTACCTTTCATATTAGATAACCTCCTTGTTGGTCGTAGGCACTCTCCGTATTGTGCCAGAATCCTTGATTTATAAAAACAGTGGACAGGCGTATCAAGGTTTACGCTTTTCGGCGGCCAACCTAGCCCACTGGTTTTACCGAATTAATTAATCAAACATTTTGAATGTTTCTTTGCAAAATTCCTCATAGTCGGTATTCCCGACCAGTGGCATTTTATTTCTCAGCTTTTCCATGGCTTTAAAAAATTTGCCTTGATCTTTGTTCCAGATTTTACAGGAAACAAGAAGATACTTCTCTTCTGTGTGTCCATATTCTTTTCCGAAATTCACTCTGATTTTCTCATTCTTAAAAAGTTGGTCTGCCAGATACTCTTCTGTATCTGCAAAAATGTATTCACTGCGGAATAAATGCTTTTGGATTAAGATGTAATTTTTATATGACATGATATTCCTCCCTTTGAAAAAGGTTCCATTTTAAATCGAACCTTTCCAGACCTCATTTTAAATGCGGGCTGTCTAAAAGATCAAAATTTATGCCGCAATTTTATTAATTCCTTTATTCAGAATAAATTCTTTAATTTCGTTATACCCCCAGCCATATCCGACCAACGCACTTACAAGCATTTCAGCATTTTGTATTTTCACAAGATCTTCTTCCGAAAAACAATCTCTCATATTTTCTTTTCTGGAGATTCCAAAATCTTCTCTCAGCTGCTTGGCGTTTTTACCAAATATGGACTTGTAAATAACGTCCGTATATGTAGAATAGGCATGTCCGTGCATTCTTTCATTTTCAGAAGATTGTTGAATTGCTTTTGTCAACGCCTGTCTTACTGCTATTCCTTTGGCTCGTTCAAGTTCTGCTGCACGCTGCTTTTTAAAAGCAATTTTTAAGGATTGTTCGCAACCAATAAAATAATTTCTTGCTTGTTCTCCTCTTTCAGATTTTGATAGCATTGAAAGTTTTTTGGCAAAATGGGCAGTTATCTTATAATCAACAGTTTTATTACCCTCGACATCAATGTCGAACCCCCAATAGTCTTCATTTTCTACCGCAAATGAATTGTCGATAATATTTGTTTTCGCCCATCTTGAAAATTGTCCCTGTGCAAGTCCTAAAAATGAATATAGTTTTCTTGCAGTAGTCATGCCTTCTTCGTCAATCCCAAGTGCAATCTCAATAGGTGTCTGTTCACTTGTTATCAAAACTTCATTTTCCATTCTCCATTCCTCCTTATATTGATGGATAAAATAAAAAGAGCCGCCAAGTAAGATAAAAATTCCTCAAAATCGAGAAATATTAATTTCTTCTTAGCGGCTCAAAAATCAAGACCGTGTGTACTTCTTCATTGAAGAAATTATACCACACAATCAGTCAAAAATCAATATGCTGGGGACGGTTTGAAGCGGCTATCCGTATCATTTTGGGCTTTTGTTACTGCTTTCGCAATCTCACTTCCGTCCAGAATAATACTGTTCATAATGTACTGCGGATTCTTGTTCCCGCTGTTCATACTCATTGCCATTGCAACTCCCTGGGCTACTGCTTTTGTCATTTCTTCTTTTGTAAGTCCCATGCTTCCGTCCGAACTGGAAACAATGCTGTCTGCAATCTTCTTCATGGTTCGTGGATTTTCCAGCGGAAGAACGGCTTCGGAACCGGCTTCACCGATACCAATTACCTGTGCGCCGTTGAAAAGACCACCTTTGGCGTACCAATTAGGCTTGTAAACTGGTGTAGAACTGGTTCTTCCACCTCCAAGATCATGTTTTCTCCACTCTGAAATATAATAAGTCAGAGTCGGTAAATGTACTTGTTTCATGCCATCAGCAAATGATTGAGCAGTTTCCCGACCAATTGATGTAAGATTAACATTAAATAGCCTTTTAATTTTATCCGAAATCCCAGACAAATTAGATTCTGTGTAGGTTTTCATTTTTCCAGTTTCCGTGTCAACTTTACCAGAAGCTTTTTCCCAAATCTGGTTTGTATTGATAAGAACAGAAGACCAATAACTTTGGATGGTTGTCATAACCTTACCCATTACATCTTTTGTATCGGTGTCCATGGTTCCGAGCGCTGTCGATACAGCGCTTGCGGAATTTCCCCAGTTTGTTTTAGAGTTGGTTTCAACATCATCATTTGTGTTCTTTATCTTTGACCAAATAGAAGGCATTGTGCTTTCTGTGCTTTTTTTCATCCCAGCCATTGCAGTGCTTACGGCAGTATTGGCGAGACCAAAGCCAGTTTTTGTCTTGGATGATACGGAGCTAGAAGCATTTGCAACAGCGGTAGTAATACCTCCCACTGCTGTTTTCACAGATGTATTCATTCCATTGAAAGAATTCTTTGCACTTGTTTCCATTGTGACAACTGCATCTGGAAAATCTTTTCTGAGTTTTTCATCTAATTCATCTAACGGAACGCCAGCATTTTTTAATGACGTATAAACTGCATCTAATGCTTCTTCTGTATTAGCATATGTTCTTCCAGATATTGCACTATCAAGAGCATCTTTAGCAGTTAAGTAGTCTCCACTAAATTGCTCGGAACTAAGGCTTAAAAGATAAAGTTCGTCTTTCAAATCAGATATGCTAATTTTTGTTGTGTCAAATTTTCCAGCTGATTCAGATACACCATCTCCAAGGGCTACAGCTTTATCAGTCATATCTTCCAAAAATCCAGTTGATACGCCCGCCTGTGCGCCGTATTTTTCGAGAATTTTTCTTGCATCTTCGGTTGATACGCCAAATTCTCCAAGTTTCTGAATGAAACTATCGTACATTTCAGAATTTGATTTTCCAGCACTTTCATCTGCTTCAATTAACTTCCAAAGCTCTTCTGCTTGGTCTTGTGTTATTTTATGCGCGCTTTCCATCTCGCCTGCATAATCATGGAGATAACCACCTGTTTGTGATAGAATTCCATTTCCACCTTGCGCAGCTTCTGTAATACTTGCAATTCCTTTAGCAAGTTTAACAGATAATGCCGTTGCAACAAATACAATCCCAGCGGTTCCAAATATAGTACCAAGCGTTGAAGAAAACGTTTTAAGTCCGCCTGTTGAAGCTGTTTCCGCTGCATCTCCAACTCCCTTTATTGCTTCACTTGCCGCACTTGTACCATTTCCTATCACATCCGCAAGTTTATCTGCAATTAGTTCTGCATTTTTCTTTTCAGCTATTTTCCCTGCAATATGTCCCACAAGTGAACCAACAAGAGTTCCAATACCTGTGATATTTGCTATTTTTACTGCAATAAATGCTTTTGTAAGCCATTCTGCAATATGTCCGGCTATCGGGTGCTTTTCCTCTAATCCATCGAATAATCCGTTTAATGCACTGGTAAGACCAGTTAATAGCAGATCAGCTGCGGTACTAAGGATTTCACCCCATGGTAATTCACCAAGGAATGTTCCAACTCCTTGTCCAAACTCATAGAATGTGTCTGTCGTGAGAGAATCTTTTAATGCAGTACACAAGTGAGATATAAAATCTCCAAGAGCCTGTCCATTTTCTTTCCAGTTTGTGTCTTTGATGAATTTAGCGATTCCATCTCTTATCTTGGTTGCGAGATCATCCCAATTAAATGTTTCTGTAAATGCCTTTAAGCTTTCAAACGCTCCGTTCAGTAAACCAGAAAGTGCATCTGCAATTGTGTTCATGTCTATCTTTTTGATTGCGCCATTTAAGGCTTTTCCAAGTGCAGTGCCAAGCTTACTCCATCCAGTAATTCCGGCACCATCTTTTTTAGACATATCCTTTACAAAGCCAGAAAGCATTTTCCAAGATGCCATAAAACTGTTTCCGATTAAGTTTCCAAGACCTGTCCAGTCAATTTCATTTATAGCACCTTTTAAAAGTTGAGACAGTTTTGCACCTATTCCAGAAAAATCTATTCCTCCATCTCCAAGCAACAGGTTTAGGGTATTTACTGCTGTGTTGATTCCAGCTCCAAGCAATCTTCCCATTAAGTCAAAATCTATACCTCTAACCATGGAATTGAATGCTGTTGTAAATGCATTTACAAATTCGGTTATTTTCGGGCCAACATTATTCCAATTAATAACTTCATATATTTTTTGCATTCCGACATTTATCATGTCTGCAATAGTGGAACCTAGTCCCTGCCAGTCTTTATTGATAAATGCTTTTCTGATTTTAGCAGCCCATTTATTAATTGGTGTTTCGTCAACAGTCAAAACTTCATCCAGTGAATCTTGTATTCCAGCAAAACTATCTGCCAAATCTCCAAGCCCAGAACCAAGACTTTTAGATGCAGTTCCAGAATTATCAGAATTATCGGCAAGCTGATTTAATTGGTCGAATGGCAATACGGAAAGTGCCTTTTTCAGTTTCTTAGCAGATGATGTAGCGTCATCAAGCCCAGAAGATGCGTCATCACCAGCTGTTTCTATACCACCTAAATTAGATACGATATCACTAACTCCACTCTGCGAGCCTTTTAGTTTCTTTCCCATCAATACATACATGAAGTTACGGAACACATTCGCAGCTTGCATAAGTTTTGACATAAGTGCATTAAGAGCTTGAATAGCAGGAAGAATACCAGCAATCAAACCTTGCCCGATCACTGCGGAAAGTGACTGGAAATTCAGAGTTAGTAAACGAACCTGGTTCGCCCAGGTTCTAGATGTCCTTACGAAATCTCCTTGCACATCTCCTGTGACGGACATTAAATAGTTGTATCGAAGAGCAACTTTTTCAGCTTGGGACATTGCATTATAAGATGCTGTAATTCCCCTTGAAAGGGCATAAGCCTCCATATTTGCAACGGATAAATTAATGCCCAATTGTCTTAAAGGCTCAATTTCCCCGGAAATTCCAGAGCGTATTTTCTGAAAAGCTGTATCTGTATCAATGTTGTAAAATGATGCAATATCACCGGCTAATCCAGCAAGAGAAATTGACATTTTAGAAGCTGCATCTTGCGCAACACCAGATGATTTCATCATTGCCATCATGGTTCCAGAATATTGCTTTGCTGCCAATTCGGATAATCCAAATTGTTCTTTAGCCGTAGAAGCAAATTTGTAGGCTTCATCTGCCATGCTTCCAAAGGAAACATCTACAACATTTTCGATTTCTGTAATAGCAGAGCCAAAACCAATTGCACTTTTCCCTAAATTTGCCAGACCACGAATAGCCTTAAAACCGATAGCAGTTTTAAGCAAATTTCCGAGATTAAAAGAAGCAGTTTTAATTCCAGAGCTACCATTTCCAAGGCGTTGAAACCATCCAATAATGCCTTTTACCCCGGTTCCAATTATAGAAGAAGTTTTACTAACAATATTACCAAGGCTAGATGTTGCAGATGATAATTTAGAAAACGCACTGGATATAGAATTTGTAGCGGAATTTACCTTTCCCCCTGCATTAGCCAACTTTGCCAGTGCTTCCGTCATGCGGATGGTGTTCTCACTGATTTTAGGTGCAGTTTTCATTACATCGAAGAAAGACAATACTTCCTTTGCTAGTGTTCCAAGCTGGCTTGACGTTTGTCCGATTCTATTTCCAGAACTTGCCAATTGTGCAATAGACTGAACTAACCTATTTACAGGTTCAGATATATCGCCAACGCTCGTAAAGCTCTCTACGATTGATTTAAGATTTCTTCCAAGCCCAGGTAATTCAGCGGATACATTTGCAATATATTCACCGGAATTGGCTAATCTAGCCATTGAATTGACAAAACGATTAACACTGGTAGATACATCTGGAATCTCTGTCAAATTGCTTAATTGATGGATTATTTCTCCAAGTTTTCCAGAATCAAATCCACTAGCATCAACCTGGCTAAGTCTGTTGATTGAGTTGATAACTGCATTCAGTCCAGAACCTTTATAATCTACTTCACCCATTGTCTTTATGGAATTTGAGAATTTTCCAATTCCATCAGCAATGCTTGTCATTTTCCCTATATCAAGTTCTTTTAGTTTTCCAAGTTCCCTTACACAACTACGTAGCCCATTTGTATTAACTCCGCTTAATGCGGAATTAACTTCTGTGAGTTTGTTTGAAAGATTAGTCAGCGCGCGTACTGCTTTTTCTGTACTACTGCTAATTTGTATATCAAGGGTATCAATGGTATTGTCAGCCATTTTATTTGTCCCTCCTTTTTTACAAAAAAATAAAGGGCAGACAAGAGTGTTAATCCTGCCTGCCCTTTTCATGGTTAAGTTCAAAGTTCGCCTGCATGAGTTGCAAGCTTGCCAAAAGTGCGTTTCTCTGTTTTTTCTTTTCTTCTTCGGAAAATATACCTTCCTGTTTACGCTTTTCTTCCTCTGCTGATTCGAGCAAAGGTTTCTTCAAATACTCTGCCTTGGATTTTTTTCCAATTAAAGCATTTGCAACAGCTGTGAATGTGGCTGATGTTTCATAAATGCCCGCTTGCCAAAGCTCAGTGTCTTTTCTCTTTTGCCGTATCTTTTCAGCTTCGAGATAAGGTTTTAACTCAGCCGGAGTAGAATCCATAAATTCTTCTTTAGATACACCGATAGAGAGGTATAAAGGAAGAATCTCTTGGTAAACAACTTCTCGAAAAGTTAATTTTTCTTTTTGTGATCCTGTGGAAGCTTCGTTGCATTCTTCTCCACTGCCTGTGCTTCTGCTACTGCATTCAGCAGACCGGATAAAAAACCATTTTTCTCCAATTCTTTGTCGAGAAGTTGGTATAAATCAAATCCGCTTTTCGGATTTTCCTCAGTCCCTTCATCTTCGTAATCATCCAAAAGGTCACAGACTTTATTAAGAACAGCTTCTTTTTCAGAATCACTTTCATACCCAAACTCTTCCTTGTGTTTCTTTTGAAGTCCGGCAAGAAGCAGTTCCGGGAGAAGAGAAATCATCTTCTGAAGGCTTCTCTCTTTTCCATCTGTAATCCCCTGTACCTTGTCCAGCACATCTGTTTTTGTAAGAAGTCCATATCCAAATACAACCTTATACTCTTTTCCATGTACATTGAAAGTTACCATTTTATAATCCTCCCGATATATTTTGTTAGCTAAGTGCCATTGCGCCTGTGGAATCTGCTACTGCTTTTGCGGTGTCTAAAGCCTGTGTAAGCTCTTCGGAAACAACTTTTGTATCAAGACCTTTATATTCCTGAATAATGAGAGACAGCGGAATTGTTGCTGCTTCATTCTGTCCAATATCAGACAATGGAATATTTTTTCCAGGGTCTGCGATAACAAAAAATGCATCAGCGAGGTCTGGAAATACAACTTCAAACCAAACTCTAAATCCTTTTGGCTTTCCTGTTGCCGCATCAGTCATAAGCTTCTTTAATGCTGTGATAACATCAGCGTTAAGATTGAAGGTTACATCCCAAGTACCACCAGTATCCTGTCTACCGGACGCATACTGTGTAATGAAGTCTTCAAGAGCTGATACGTCAATCTGCTCTGTGTCAAGGGAAATTCCACCAATGGAACTACATCTTTTTAACCAGGTAAATGCAGTTGGCTTTGTTCCTTTAGCGGTTTCAACACCGTAATGAAAAGTTACGCCAAGTGTTGTTAAATCTGCCATTTTGATAGGCTCCTTTCTTTAATTCAAGTTTTATGCACGTAACCCTGTGCCGGGAGATAGCGGATCACCGCCTTTCTACTCTTCTTTGTCTGTTTTCAGTTCTGGTAATCCTGCTACAGATGTAAGCAGTGATAAAAAGCCGGAAAGTAAAGACGCGGATAAAACCATTTTCCAGTCAACACTGCCAATTACAGTTGCGGTTCCGATGGTTGCTATTGCTGTTTGTGCGACTGTTTTTACAGCTCTAATTCCTGCTGCTTTCAGCCAAAGTAATTTATCTGCTTTCATTCGGCATTCTCCTTTCATATTTTTGGATAAAAAAATAGAAGCATTTCTGCTCCTAATCTAATAAAGTTCCTGTATATATTCGGCTGTATCGGCTCACAAGCTTTTTGATTCCACTGTCACCAAAAAACATAGGCTCCGGTCCGTATGTACGACGGAATCCCATGCTCACCATAGCTTGGTGGCTTATTTTGTCCAATTCATACAATCTGGTTAATGCTTTGCTCCCAGAGGTGAAACAATTTACTTGAAATGATGGCATTGTTGCGCATTCATCCCCTTCAAGGTCACCTCTCGTAATTGGATTTCCGAGCATATAAAGCTGTGCATATGCCTTTTTTCCGGAAGCATTTGTTTCACTCCCATCCATGGAATAATTGTCTGCGCCGGTAATCTTAGAAACAGCCGCTCCCCACCTTGAAAAAACTTCCAATACAGGAGATTCTATTGCGTCCGGCATATCTGTCACCTCACAATAAAAAATGCGCCCACTTTTAAAGTGAACGCATTGCATGTTATGCTACAATTTAACACTGTAATCATAACATAATTGGTTGGTATCATTCAGTATACTTCGGTATCATCTTCAAGAAGAGAACACCTCTTTGGCAATTTTACGGATATTCTGAATAATTTCTACGCTTGCTTTATACATTGGCATTGTGGCTTCTGTATTTACTCTCTTCCTAAATCTCTCATCTGCAAATTGCCTTTATAAAATAAATCATCTATTTCTCGTATTCCCCTGCAATATCTTCCAATAACTTTTTTATATGGTACATTGTATATTTCGCACCATTCTGAAAGCGATTTATTGTCTCCGTCCATATCAAGTCTAACGGTATTTCTTCTATTGCGAGGTTGCAATTTTCTGTCAATCCAGCAACAATTTTCGGGGCAATAATTACCGTTCACATCCTTTCTTTCAATAGAAAGGTTTTTGCCTAATTCAAATCCAGTTTCATCAGCCCATTTTGAAAAGTTTCGTATATCCTTCCACTCTTCACAAATTTTAATGCCACGTCCACCGTAATCATTATAATGCTTATTATGTGGATTTTCGCATCTATTAATCATTGCATTCCATATGCTGTAAACAGGATGGTGAGTCAATTCATGGTGATTCGTTATGCCAAAATTAATAATATCTTGTTTTTTCTTGTCGCATCCGCAAGAAGTAATAACATTAAGGGTATCGCTTCTTACTGTTTTTATTGTTCCACACTCGCACTTTACAATCCAATAAGATTTTCTATTAACAATTTTATCTAATTTCAGTACTGTTAATTTTCCAAATTTCTTACCAGAAATATCTTTTACATTTTCACCCTTTGTAAATTGTCCTTTTTTATTTCTACATTTAGAATCCATGCACCCGCAATTATCTGTCTTTCCATGTGCAAGCCTTGTGGAACTTATGATTTTGGTATTCCCACAATCACATTTGCACATCCACATAGCATGTTTTCCACGACCTGTAGTTTTTTCCGTTTTGATCCTGTAAAGGGCAGTCAATTTTCCAAATTTCATTCCGGTAAAGTCAGGTGTAGGTCTTGGCATACAATTATCTCCCATATAAATTATTTAATTTAATTATAAACTATATAATTTATTTTTTCAAGAAGATTAAAGTTTACAATTTATATTTATAATGTTATAATTTAACAAACAACCACTAGGAGCATTTTATGGAACTAAAATCCAAATTAAAAGCAATAATTATTTCACAAGGGTTTACTATGAGCCAAGTTAACGATGAATTAAATCACAGGCACGGAACAAATTTTACCTTTCAAAATTTTAGCAATCGTTTCAGAAAAGAAACTTTTTCGTATTCTGAAATCGAGGAAATTTTAAATGTCGTTGGTTATAGGATTGAGTGGATAAAAATTAACTAAAAACTTCCTTAGCAATTTTACGAACAGCAATAATAATGGCCTGTTCTGCGTGATACATAGGCATATACGCTCTATTTCCATATGAATGGTGCGGCCGTCCGCTTTCATCTGTGTACCACCAGCCGTTTGGATTGTTCCAGTCTGATTTTTCTTTTTTGGAAGGATACGTTCCCATTCCGTAAGAACTTCCGCTAGATAAAGGATAATCATTTGTACCGTATGTTATTCCTGCTGAAAATTCAATGAACAACACTTTTTCACCAGATAGTCTAACAGAAGCACCTGTAATGTCACCGTTCTTATTATAGATTATCTCGGTGTAGTATGAACCTTTCTCTTCGTCCGGGATGGATTCCATTGTGGTCTGAATTACTTGTAATCCCTCTTCGCACAATCTCTTAACAAAAAGCTCGTTCTTTCTTTGTAAATCTTTCTGGTATGCCTTTAATTCATTAATTGCATTACGAATTGATTTCTGCGATAAGGTACACTTTATCGTCTTACCCATCTTCATTTCCTCTCTTAGAAATTCCGTATCTGGCAATATTGCCTTTTTGTGTGTCTAAAATCTTCTTTAGCGTGTAATCTGGCAATACTGTAGGATCTCCATTTTCGTACAAAATAAGGCTTCCATCCTCGCTTATTTGTGGGATTCTGTCTATCCAAAATATGTCCGCTTCCTGTGGGTGGAAATTTCGGTTAAAGCTTGTAATGTACCTGTCGTAATCTGGCACTATTCCGGCTGCAATTTCTTCTGGCGTTCCGGCTGTGGATGATACGGAAAAAGAGAATATAACTGGCTTCTCATAAACTTTAATACGGTCTAATCCTTCTGTTTTTTCAGTAATTCGTGACCAATATACTTTTTGCTTTTGGCGAACTAATCCTCTCATGCAATCATCCTTTCTGCTCCAACAGGAGCTACATATGTAAATTTGTTTCCCAAAATATCTCTGGCCGTGCCAATCACGAAATGGCTGTAGTCTGCCAGAATATTGCATACAAATTCCTCTGCATCCACCCAATATCGTTTCTTAACCATACGGTGAAGCTCTGACAGTAAACCATAGCTGAACATTACACAGTGCCCTAATTCATGAATAAATACACGGTTCAAAAGTTCTCCATGTAGGTTGTTCGCAATCGAAATAATATGGGTGGAATAATCCGATACTCCAAGTGTTCTGTTTCCTGTGCGGTCAATTAAAACATCATCTTGTGATGAAACAAACTGCACTCTCCATAAATCCCCATTCATGTAGAATTGTCGTAGCATGGTTTGTCACCATCCTTTCTACGAAAAAAAGCCCCTGCCGCATTATTTTGCGACAAGGACTTAATTCATTTATTGCTCTAGTTCATTTGCTGTACAAGTCGGTTCAAGTCAGCTTTCATTGACTGTCTGAGCGTTGCATCTGCATCAGACCACATCTCAGTAAGATTACGGATAATATCAGATGTGTACTCTTTCATGGAATCGTCCATTTTTCTCTTAGATTCTGTATCGTTGGAATCATGATAGTGCCTACGATTCTCATCATATCTATCATAGGATTCGCCATATCTGGATTTCTTCCGATTCATGTCATCCATTTCCATATCACTACGGTCTGGATGATATCCCATGCGGTACATATTGCGCTCGAATTCTGGATTGTTTAAATACTCATCCATCCAGTCATCATCTTCCATGTACAGATATGGTCTATAACCTTTTCTGGTTCCCCTACCTTTTGGAGCGAAACGCCCATTTGAATAGCGGTAACGGTCATATCCCATGCGTCCAAGATACTTTTCTTCCTGTTCGCATTCATCCATAGCTTCCACAATACGATAATCTTTATCAGCGCAAATCGCACATTTTACTGCTTCCATGCAGTCTTTCAGATCGTCCCAATCCTGAGCACTGAGATTATCAAATCCATGTGTTTTGGCTTTTTCCATAGCCCATTTTCCCATTTCCATTGCTGTCTTATGCATTCACGATACCTCCCCTCTTCGAAGCCTGTACAACATTTTCTGCTGTTGGGGCTGTACCATTGATTGCAGTCAGATTGTTATTCGGACTACATGCCGGATTTCCTAACATTTTGAACGCTCCACCAGTAGCACTTGTTGCAACTCTGGTTGCATATTTTGTTCTGGTTCTTACGCCACAAGCTGTTACCTGTGCGCAACAACGATTCTCCAATGGATATAAAGTTGTTCCTGTTCCTATCTGAATCATCACTGGGGCGGTAATTGTGGTTGTATTCGGAATAGACTGTGCTAAAACAATGCAGTATTTTTCTCCATTATTGTAGCTTCCTTCCGGGATAGTAACCACAAGATTTCCACCTGTGAATGCAATCGCAGTAGACATCACAAGGTGATTGCAAAGCTTACAAACATTCTTACATGCCATATCTTTTACCTCTCAATCAATAAGAGGTGAGCCGAAACCCACCTCTTAGAATTTAGTCAACCTCTAAGGGTGAGTTACTTAGCAACAACCATTACCATATGTGCTACATCCTGCGTACGCATATGGAGCCGGAACCTGGAATGCAGGAATCGGAGCCGGATTGATTGCATTGATTAACTGCTGTGTCTGAGAAGCCATTGCAGTTGTGAGCAATGCAGACTGGCGATCCTGGGATGCAGCACGCTTCAGATCAGAATTCTCTGCCTGTAATGTTGCAATCTTATCCTGAGTTAAAAAGTCTAACAGCGCACGAGTGTTGCTGTTCTGATTTTCCAGAAGGTCTCTGGTGTTGTTGTTCATTGTGTTCTGGAGAGCACAAGTGTTGGTAGCAAGGTTGTAGTTGATACCCTGGATGGCTTCTCTTGTTTCGCAGCAACAGTTTGCTAACTGAGACTGTAATGCATTGGTATTCTGCATACCGGCTACAGTATCAGCATTGATTGCCTGCTGAACGCCGTTGAAGCCTTGAAGCATTCCGACATTCATACCATTAAAGCCACTCTGCATGGTATTGTTAAGAGAATATGTGCTGTCACAGATACCCTGCTGAATACCTCTGATACCATTCTGAATATCATTAAGGGCGAATTCCTCATTAATATCTGAACGGGTAGCCCATCCTTGGAAGCCGGCACCGTTCGCACCGTTTCCGCCGTTACCGCCAAAGCCGCCGCCCCAGCCGCCAAAACCTCCCCAGCCAAAGATAGCAAAGATCAGGACGAGCCAGATAAGTGAAAAGCCATCACCGCCCCACATGTCATTGGCACGGTTATTAGAGCCTGTAGCAGCTGCAATGTCGCTAAGGCTGTAATTTGAACCATTCATCATGTTTTTAGTCTCCTTAAATTTTATTTACAATAGGAGACATCCGCGGCTGTCGTCCCAAATTGTAGCGATTCTTAATCACCCAATTATGGGGAAGTGTTATAATCCAAGGAATTTCTGTATAATTCCATCTGGAGATAAATGCTTTTCTTCAAAAACATTCTGTTGGATTTGATGCAATTGACTTGCGTCACCTTTTTTATATAAATCCAACGCATTTTTTAATGTTGGATTATTCCCTGCAAATTTACTCATATCGTTCATCATGTTATCAACACTTCCGAACCTCTGAGTAATCATTTTCTCAAATTGCTTTTTCATCATGGCGTTTGGACTAAAATTCATCTCTGTTTACCTCCATTCTGCTTGGGTTCCGATGTTCCAGACATTTGTGTCGGAAACATACTCTTTATTTCGGAAATCTCAGAACAAACATCGTTCCGAAGCTGATTAAACATAGCTTCTATGTCAATTGGTTTTTCTTCTGCCTTTGGTTGCTGTTGTTCTTCCGGATTTATAAGTCGATAAACAAAAATTCTACTTCTTCCATCTGCCTGTAATTGTTTTCTATATATTTCTGTTCCATCTGTTTTTGGATAATAAACAGGATTACCGGACATATCTACATCTTTTGCCTTTACAGTATCAATGCCATCAACCATCTGTCCTTGCAACATGGGGATTTGTGGCACTTGTGGCATTGGTTGTTGAATTTGTGCCTGTCCGTATGGCATTGCCTGCTGATAACTATTCTGCAATTGTGCTAATCTATCTTGATACGGCTGTATTTGTTGAAATGATTGCGCAAAATACGGATTACCATACTGCATATCTCAAACCTCCCTTGTTTTTATAACTATATTTTACAATAATAAGAGGTTAATTAACACGCCATGATAACGCCATAAATACGCCATTTTCTATGAATACAAAGAAAAGCCCCGACAATACATCGGGGCAACTTTCATAATTTTCTTTTTTAATTTTCTGTTTATGCGGTCTACGGTTCTCGTACTGTACCCCATGATTTCTGAAGCTTCTGCAAGCGTTTTTTCTTCATAAACACGCAATCGGAATAACTCCTTTTCTCTGGAATCAAATCCAGCTTCACGCAAATAGAAGATTCTTTCATCTTCTGAAAAGTCTTTATAATCATCCATTCCACTGTCCTCCCTGTTAGTGGAATCAATATTTACACCGGGAAAATGCCTTTTAGGGCAAAGCCTAAAACAATACCAATTATGCCAGTTATGACATAAGCAATTATTTTGTCCTGTAACTTTCCTGGCTTTTCCATAAGTGATTTTAAATTGTCGTTCATTTCGTCAACTGTATCTTTGATGTGTCCCAGATCGTTGTTGTATAAAGCAATTTTCTGTTCCAGCGCATTGATACGTTCAAAAAAAACTCCATCCCTTTTGGAATGCTTTTCTTTCATCTCATGGACGGCACTTTCCAATTCTTTTAAGCGGTGTTCGTTGATACACTCGTGTTCACATCCCATCGCTATTCCTTTCCATCACTCCCATTTTTTAGATATTGCTTCTACCCACCTAATTTGAAGCACCCCTGCGATACGTGGGAGGATTGACGTATCACGCACACACCATCTTAGAATCCGATAAATGGAAAAACACCATGATTTACATAGATTTCAGTTTCGGAAGTCCAATTTCTGTTTACAGAAGATTCGGAATGTGATCCTTGGAATTCAGCTCCCTGTTTCACCAGAAAGAAAAGAGCCAAATCAAATATGCAATCATAGCAGTTTTCCATATCGGAATTTATTTTCTCATCACTGTAAGATGAAGGATAATTCCTTTTCTTCTTAAATGAACGAATAGCCCTATTTACTGAAAGAATCACCCTCGCAGTTTCTACATCATCTTCAAGATAATTTGTCAAATCTTCTATAAGCTGTTCGTCCATTTAATCACCTACCTTTGCCGAGATAAAATCTCTGATATTATTCCAGCCTTATTAGTTGCTGTCAGGGCATAGCCGTTATCACTTGCGAGTTGTCTTAACTGAGATACAGTCATATTAGACAACTCGCTTTCTGTATACTTATGTATTGATTCATTGTAAACACTTGCTACAGATGGTGACTGGCTGTTTTCATCGAGACTATGCCCGGTTATTCCCCCGCCTTGGTACCGATAACGATACCGCCGTTAGCTTTTGGTGCAACAGGAACAAACATACCAGACGCTTTTGTCCATACTGCAACTGGGTCTGGTGTAGCCCACATGGAAAGAGTTACGAAAGAACGGTTCTCTTCCTGGATGAACTGTCTGTATTCCGTTTCCTCTGGAGTTACGCCCCAGAGACCAACACCGAAGGATCCGTCGGCATCTGCTTCATACAGAGTAAATACATCCTCTTTGAAGAATCTGGCTGTTTTCATAGTTCCATCTGCTTTTCTAAAATTGAATTTCTCATCACAACGATCAATTGTGATTTCATATTCCTGCATAAGCAGATTTGCAAGTTCCTGCTTTGTGAGAAGTCTCTTATTTGCAGCACCCAGAACAGCTGTCTGCATTGCAGTATTGTTCCGCATATAGTTGATCATTTTAAGAGAAGTTACAGCCTTGTTTACTACATAGCCATTGCCTTCTGCTACAGCTACCATTTTTTGGATATCGCCCATGATATCTGAATCTGGCTTAGACCAATCGGTAAGCGTTACTTTTGCACTTGCTGGAACTCCATAGTCAATTCCCATATCAACATGGTTCTCTTTGATTGTTACGGCACCGGTAGAAAGGAACTGTCCTTTCATAGCATTTGCTCTGGCAACAACGCCATCAAACAGGCCGGCTGCATCATTAAATACAAAGTTTTTCAGTGCTTCATTATCCGGCACGCCGTTTTCAATTGCCTGCTGCAATCTTTCAGATTGATTGATTTTCCTCTTGATAAAGAGCTTTTCGGTCAGGACTTTTTCAAATCCAGGTCTTGTACCGATTTCTGCTTCGGTATCAAGAGCATGAACAAATGCAACTTCCGGGAGATTCTGTCCAGCCATAAGTCTGTAATACTCTGCTTTCAGATACTGGGTTTTTGTATCTGGGAAAATGGTATCGAGGATACCTGGTCTTTTAACGCTGAAATTCTGAGAGAAATTAAGTCTTTCTTCTTGGGTGATTGATTCTAAAATATTAAATGGCATATTTCCTATACCTCCTTAAAATACTGGGTCTTCTGTGACTACAAAAACAATTCCTGCTTTTTCAAGCTCTGTTTTTGCAGTAGTGTCAACTGTTACTGGAAGTCTTTTTTCGAGAACACGTCCTGCGACAATCACGGAAATTGGTCTCTTGGTATCATCTGTCATATCAACATCTTCAAATACAATGCCGATTGCGCCTGTCGCATTTGTTGGATATACGGAACCTGCTTTGATAATTTTCTTAGTTCCAACTGTTTCAGCATTTGTCTGATCTGCTGTGTAGGTTTTAAGTACAAGTCCGACCTCGGATTCGAGAATATTTGGAGTGGACTCATACTGCTTTGTTTTCATAAAAGCCATTATTTATATCTCCTTTACTTAAATATTTACAGGGGCGTTATCGTCCGCTGATTTGGTTTCCTGGTTCATTTTTGCTGAGTAAGCTTTTGCAAATTCAGCAGCATCGCTTTTTACTGTAGGTTTGCCGCCGCTACCGCCTCCTGGATTCGGAGTATTTTCCAATGCTTCTTTCTCCCAAGCTGCTTTTGCGGTATCAAGTGCTGTTTTATTTGCTTCGGAAACTCCCTTAACAAAAGTTTCGACTTCTTTCATTGCATCTTCTGGTTTCTCATACGGTGCAGATGCGTATGCTTTAATAGCACTCGCGTATGTTTCGGTTGAAAGTCCTGCATTTGCGAACATAGAAGTAATTTCACTGGTAAGGGCTTTTTTGTTGGATTCTGCAAGCGCAGCTTTCAAATCAGCTAACTCCTTATCCACTGCTTCCTTTTCTTTCTTGCGTTCAGCTTCTAGCCGTTCTGCTTCGGTCATGTTCTGCTTTTTCAACTCTTCCAACTCTTTTTCCAGGGAATCTGCTTTTTCAGCTTTTTCCTTCATAGAAACATTTTTGTCTTTCTCTTTCTTAGTTTCAGCAGAAATAGAATCAAGAAGCTTAGAAACCTGTTCCTCGGAAGGTTCTGCAACTCCCATACCGATAAGTGCCTGTTTTGCCTGTTCTCTTGTCATTGAAATCTCCTTTCTTCCAGTCCAATACGCTTTTTCAACACGGTTCGCTCCGCACATGGTCTGTACCCGATTTACGCTCACGGGCTGTTGCAATTTATTTGATTTTGGGTATTAAAAAAGAAGCCTTAGATTTCTCTAAAACTCCTTAAATAATCGAAATTTGGTTCATTCTTCGTTAGATGGAGAATTTGCCATTGGTTCTGTTTTGGACGGATTTTGAAACTTTCCGTCAAGTAATTGCTGTGCTTTCTGCATTTCCGCTTCCGGGTCTGCCAGTTCCGGGTAAATAGTTCCCAGATACGGTAAACTCATTTCGTAGACTTTCTGCGGATCACTGAAAAGCCCACAAGTAATCAATGCAATAAGCGGATGAATTTTATTTTTGAACAGATAATCAAGCGCTTGTGCTTTTACAAGCATATTGTCTGTTGGGTTTCTGGTTATCTTCACATCGAAATCTCGTGTTGAGATATTAACATCTTTTGATGTGCCACGGATAATATTCAGAATAATTCTGGCAGATTCCTTTTCAGCTTCCTTGGTGAATGCTTCTACCAATTTTGCATCTCTCTCTGCAAAATCCCATCCATTACGAAGGTATACAGCATTTCCTGTATCTCCTCCGCTATTACTTTGGCGGTTTGGCATTGCTTCCACAATCAGCATATTATTGTAGATATCATCCTTTGCAACCTGGCTTTCTGATTGATTCAGTTCAGCGGTCATCAGTTCAACATCCGACTGACAGCCATTTCCAGTATCTTTAACAGAGATAGCACCAAGTTTTACCATCTTTAAGAATTCGTTTTCGTCTACCTCGCAGTTTTTGAACTTCATAAAGGCTTGTACGAACTGTTCCACGCCATTTAATCTATCAGACTGATATTTGTTGATTGCATCAAATAAGGTGATTGCAATTTCAACATCCGAAAGTCTATCGTGATTATTCGGACATTCAACAATTGGAATGCCGCCAAAACCATTGATGCCGTAGTTGGTTACTTTTCCATTCTTGATTTCAAAAAACTGGTTCTTTGAATAACATAAATAATATTGTTGTTCGTCTTCATCCTTTAAAATTTGAACGGACAGCATTGGTTTCCCGTTTCTCTGCGAATATACAATGTAACAATCACCTGGATATGGGATGAAAATTCTAAATGGAGGTAAATCTCCGTTTTTTGTCCAGTCCTCTTCTTTCAGAATAGCCTTATAAGAAGTTCCTGTTGCACTTTGGTATATTGCTCTCTGGATGTTTCTTGCATCTGCATTGGCTTCATCCAGATAATCATTCAGCAAATCAACTTGCTCATTTATTTTTTTGTCTGCATTTTTCTTTTTACATACATATTGGATTGGTTCCCCGCAAATCTGTCCAGCTTTAAATTTTACAGTTTCAAATGCGTGATTTTCAACCACTCTGTTATTAACTTCTGGTCGGACTATTTTGTTTCGGTATAATATCGGCTGATCGCCTTTCATGTACCGATACAAGTAATCAATCAATGTTCGGTTTCTATTATGTATGCCAATTGTATCTGACACTACTTTTACTACATTTTGTGGAGTGATTCGGTCAACGCCTGTGTAGGCTACTTTTCGCCCGAAATCACCTCGGCATAAATCTACAAAATTCATTGTATTTCTCACGAGCCGAACCATCCTTTCTGCAAAATAAAAAGCACTGGATGTTTTAATCCAATGCTCTACTTTATATTCTACACATATTAAAAGTATTTTTCAGTATACTTCGGTATCATCTTTCGAAACCTTTTATCTTTTTTATTTCTGCTATGGCTTTTAAATGCTTTTTTTTAATGTGAATCTCTGAATAACCCATCTCATCTGCAATGCGAACCAAAGATTTGTACTCAACATAGTGCTTAAATAATATGTCATATAGTAATGGATCTTCAACCTGTTCTATGGTTCGGACTATTTCTTGTCTTTTTTGTAAAAATTCAGATATCATTTCTGAAATCTCTTCTCGCAGATCAAATATCTTCGCAATCATATCTCCCATCGGATCACGTTTTACAGAAGTTTGTACCTTTTCTCCAACAGGAATTGCAGATACACTTGTGGAAAGAGAACTGAGCTGTTCTTCTTCGATAAGCTTATTTTTGATTCTGTTATCATAATTTTCAATCTGGCGTAAATATTGAGCTGTAGTCATCATACTCTATCTCCTTCCCCACATAAAATTTTTGGTTGCTTTTACTTCTGCAAATCTTTTGCCGGCAAGCGTTATTGCAAGCTGCGTAACTCCATCGGCAGCGTCATCATGTTCATTATCACCAATATAGACGAATGTAGTTAATTCATCCATAGCCTTTTGATACTGTTTATCTTGATATTTCGGAGCCAAAAATATAAAATTTTGCTTAACATCCCCGGAATATTGATTTATTTTTTCTTTTTTTGCTTGTTTTGAAGGTGCTTTTGTACTTGTCGTGCTGCAAGCGTATTTATGTTCTTTCAAGCGTTCATTTACATAATAGGCATACATATCTCCACCATTATTCGCTTCAAAATTAATGGATTGAATATTATTACCCATGATTCTTCCAACAACTAATGGCAATGTTCCTTCTTTTGGTGCCGTGCTGAAAATCCAGTCATAAATATACACATCTCCATTTTCGTATTCTGCGCCCACTGGCATTGATAAGCTATCACCGCCACCCCACGCAACATCACAGGCAGAAACATTTTTAACAAATCCACCTTCTGGAAGAACGCCGTTATAATATCTCAATTCGTCAGCTGCAAACACAATTCCTTCACGTAAGAAGGGCTTTTGCTGATATTTGGCTTCCCATTCGTTAGCGTCTAATCTAGCTTTCATATCGACATAATATTTTGTTGAAAATCCAACGCCATACTCATAATCGAAATTCGATTTACCCTCATCATTCAAAGCTGGAATTTTTCTAAACCGATACATTGGATTATCGTGATTTAGCTTCTCGATTTTTCCGAGAGGGTCATATAAATTCCATCTGGTTCCAACCATAAGCTCCCTTGCGCCGTCAATCTTACGGTCAACCATCTTATTCAGATATTCTTGATATGTATTTTCTAATCGGGTGGGGCTTAATGAATGTTGTCTATCTCTTACAAGGTCATCCACATACAAATAACCATCGGAAGAAATATCAACGGCACCTGTCCAAGTACCTTCAATACCACGGCAAGTCATTGTTGCAAATCTATCTGGCTTGTCCAGGTTTATTTCAAAATCATCAGCACTCTGTTTTTGAAGTTTCGACTGTGGAAAAATTTCACTATAGTTGTATTCCTGTGTATTAATGAGATTAAGAAGTTCTCCGTAAAATCCCTTTGCCAGTTTTCCAGAATGACCACCCATGGCACTATGGCTATTTGGTCTTTTACCCATTATCCATGACATAAAGAAAATACACATAGTAGATTTTCCAACACGGCTTGGGAGTGATAAGCCGTAAAACTCTATCTTTCTTTCTTCCAAATCTTGTAGGTCTTTGGCTACCACATGTAGTGTTTTTTTTCGTGGAATATAAAATTTCTTGCTGTCCGGTCTATTTTTCTCCATATAAAGCAAGTAACTTTCAAATAAATGTGGTGCTTCCAGTAGCAAATACTGCCAATAGATATCGTCAAAATTACCACTTCCAGTTAATGCAGCACACTTCTCTGCTATGTTATGTGAGTATTGACTTACTTTCATAGCCATTTTCCGTGCTTCTTGATTCTCGTTGAAAGGAAGGTCAATATTCATATTTAAGAGCAAATCAAGGCAATCTTTTTGATTTTGATAGATTGTCATGTCACTACTGATAATCTGATTTAGGACTGTCCGATACCATTCGAGCGAGCCTTCTGTAATTTTTCCCATAAAAATAGAGCCAGACCTCCTTTCTTTTTAGGATTTAGTCTGGCTCTCATGTGGCTCTCTTGACTGGTTTACTTATTATTCAGCATTCTCATCAGCTGTCATATCTCTTGTATCTACGATTGTAGAAGTGTTACCTCCTTGAATCTTTGGTACTTCACCATTCCATTTATCAATTTTCTGTTTTTCAATCAGTTCGGGAGTAAGAGATTCTGCGATTTTTCTATTTGCTTCTGCTTCAGCTTCTGCTTTAATCTTAATAGCTTCAGCTTTACCTTCTGCATCAATTTTGGCCTGTTCCGCTTGGATAGATGCTTTCTCCTTTTCCTGTTCAGCAGCAATCAGTGCAACTTCTTTATCTTTATCAGCTTGTACTTTTGCTGTTTTAGCTTCAATGTTAGCAAGTTCAAGCTCCTGTTGAGCGTTCACTTTCTTCTGAATTGCAGCCTGTGTTTCATCATCAGTGGAAATGGAAGTAAAGTTTACTGTATCAATAATAATTCCGTATGGCTCAAACTTCTGCTTAAGATATTCGTCAAGTGCTTCATTCAGTTCCTGGCGTTTATCACCGAAAACATCTGTTACTGGATACTTTGCTGTTACTTCCTGCGTCCACGCTTTCATCTTAGGCTTGATAAAGGTGTTTTTTACGGATTCTCCTGATTGACCTTTGAACTGAGTAAACACATCGGTAACTCTATTTTGATCGAATTTATAAGAAAATTCAAGGTCAACTTGAAGCGATTTACCATCTGCTGTTGGTGTCTTGAAGCTTTCATCTTTTGGAGAATCGCCCTTATCCTCAGATGTAAGATAAGACTGCTCGATTCCAACGGAATACAGTGAAGTTTTTACTGTAGGTGAAATCAAATGCCATCCTTGTGTAAGTACATTCTTAGAGATTCCTCCGTTCATTTTGTACTCTACCGCAATGTAACCAGCCGGAACTCTCACACTGCACTTTGCAACACATATAAGTCCTGCAATGATTACAATAGCTAATCCAATTCCACCTAAAAGTCCTTTTTTCATTTATTATCCTCCTCTTTTTGACTTTCGTCTTTATTTAACTCATCAATAGCATTTCTGCCAATGTGGTTCAATAATTTACCTAGTGGTTGAAATAATTTGTAAAGCAGGAACCATACTACTGCCGCTCCACATATCACTAGAAATATAAATACTGGATTCATTCAATCACCTAACTTTCTACAAATTTCAATAAAATCTGGCTTGCTAAGTTCTTTCAACTTATCAGCATACTTCGGGAATTCATGTGTATATATCGGATGACCTAAAAGTTTTTCTGCGTATTCGTATGCAAGTCTTCGGTCATCCCCTGTAAGCATACAAATTCCTGTGTAGGTTTCAACTACTACCGCTTCTTGTTTTGTCATACATATCCTTTCTTGATAAAATCATCTTTTTAATTCCGTAAAAATATTTTCAATTACTTTCCATTCTGCGAATACTGCCATGAGCAATAATGGTACTGCAGAAAATCCCCAATGATTTTCAATCATCATTTGAATTGTGGCTATCAAATAATCTGCTACCCATTTGAATATTATGAAATTCGCAATTATCCAAAATATTTTTCTGATTTTGTTCATTTGGTCACGCTTTCTTGACTGGCCATTCAAAGCCAAAATCTGAACGCTTGATTTTGCATTGTGGGCTTCCGTCCTTCCAGAAAACTAATCCTTCTATCTCGTGTTCGGAAAGATATTTCTTGATTCCATCAAATGTACGTTCGACTTCTACAACATTTCTTCCATGCGGGACAAGATCATCGTAATTATAGTTATATGGATTTCCGTTAAAATGTTTTCCAATAGCTTCATACGTGCCGTCCACCCATGGGCTAAGATTACATTGCATTGAAAAGTTATACGCTTTTACAAACCACTTATCAGACGGATTATTATCATCAACCTTTACCCACCCCGGCCAATGGCCTGTAATGGAATCTGGATCACAACAAGGGATAAATCCCTCTGGTGGTGTTTTTCCTTTCTTACAGTCGTATCGTTTATAATATTTTCCGTCAATTACTGCACAGCAAGAACCATCGTATTTGACCGTCGCAATCCCTTCTCCCTCAAGTACCCATTCCATACCCGGATGCACTTTTGGAAGAACCTTTACAACCTTATGGTCTTTAAATTCTCGTTCAAATAATGTTGGTATCTTTTTCACTCTTATTCCTCCCACAAAAATTTGTCTGTTCCTCGTCCGTTATCAACTACTTTTTTCAAAATAAGTATTCCGCACTTTTTACAATAACACGGATGAAAACGTTGATTAGAGTCGCGTGGATTAAATTCATCAAAATCATAATTATAAGGATTGGATATCTTACAATCTTCAAAATCATGGTCACATTTTGGAATCTTCATATAATCACCTCAATCCAGAATCCCTAACTGTTTATAAGTAAATATAGCTGTATACTTTTTTCCACATTTGTAGCAAGTCTCTGTAATGGTGCAAGTCTTTTCTTTGTCATTACATTTCGATTCTGTATCCGAACTTTTGAACTTGCATCCACCTGTCAAAATGCATTTAATCCGTTTTGTGTTCATTTGGCCATCTTCTTTCTTTCGAGATAGACTCATTCATATACATGCATTTCCATTCAGGAATTTCTTCTGATGATGAATAGGCTTCAGAAGATTTATTCCAGCGGACAACCATAATAGCATACTTGATTCGACCTATTTTATAATCTGGAAAGTATTTCTTGAGTTTTGAATAATAGAAGAACGATGTAATAAATGTTTTTATCTCCCTCATACATTCACCTCAAACTCTTTCTTACAGCTACTACCTTTACACTTCAATTTAAGATGCTGAATTTTTGTCTCTGGGCTAATCAGAAGTGCTTTCTTCTGGCAAAAAGGACAACAGGCGTATTTCGTTCCGTTGATATTCCTTATCAATGCCTGTCCATTCCACGGTTCTGGTGGGTTCATGTATTCAGAAAAATCTATCCCTTCGGATTCTAATGCTGATTTAATGCTCATTAAAAATCTCCTTAAATTTCTTCCGATTAAAACCATTGTCTTGATTTCCCCAATACGGATATTGGTGTAAGCTTTTTCTCATATAATCGCATGGATGTACTTTTGCAAAGTCAACAATTTCTTTGACAGGTGCCTGTTGTACTTGTGTTCTCCATTCTGGACAACCTTTTTGTTTTTCTTGATCCATTAATTTTCCTCCGTTTCGGAATGCCATGCATTTTTCGGAAATTGTTCTGTTTTATTTGATTTGGGGCAACTAGTGTCCAAAATAGTTCATCACTGAATTTACATTCAAGTTCAATACTTAACGGCTTGCCTATGCTACAAAGTGTACCGTCCTCATTTCTGTGAAGAATACCGCCTTCGATAACAGTACCATCCGAAATTGAAATCTCTGGTATTGTTTCAATAACTTTTCCATTACATGTAAAGAAATGCTTTAATTCGTTCTTTTCGCCCATATCAGCACATTCCTTTGTTTTTCCTTAAATTAGCGTATCGGTCAACCAATGTGTCAACAGTAACAGTTAACTCGTTGATTCTAATACAGTCATCCTGGTGTCGTTGTTCATACCATTCTATAGATGGATGACCAGTATCTACATTTTCAATTCCATCAATCGGAATCTTCCAGTTATCATTTTCAAGAAGCTTTTGGTTAAGTGTCTCCGATAAAGCTTTATAGTCCAGGATTATATGCTGTTTTTTCTCGCATTCATCAGCCAAACGAACAACTTCATTTTTCAACTGTTCTTCTGTCCAGTTTGCCATATCCTCAAATTTCATATTTACCACCTCTGTCTTCGAAAATTGTCTCTTCCAAGCATAAATTTTTCGGCTGAAAAATTATCCTCTACATCAATATGTGCTTCACGGTCTTGCACATCATATCCGTTTGAAGTTAATTCAAGTTTTGCAGTATATTCAGCGCCGCAATTGGTGCATTGCCATGTCACATTTAAAAAGAGTCCTTTTTCTATAAAAGGGTTTGTGAAATCGGCATTTTCACATTTCAATATTCCACCGCAAACAGGACAATTGCGTTTATCAAGTAAATCTAGCATTCAAATTCCCTCTTCTCCCTATGCTTCATCTGGCAGGCAATCATTTTAGCTATGTTTTCACGTTCCTGTTTTATGCCATGTCCCTGGCGGAACAGCTCGCATTCAAGGATATTCCCGCAGTTTGAACATTCGTCTTTTATTTCTTTACCGCATACTTCAATCATTTTCATCACCACAGTAAATCAGTAAGTAATTTGCAATTTTTCTAAGATCATTTTTCCCATACAGACGAATTCCATCTTTCAATCCTCTGTCAATCAGCCAATCAGCTAACTTTATTGGTTGTGTAGGTGGTTCATCTTTGGATTTTTCTATCTTAAAATCATCAATTAAACCACCTCTATTTATAAGTTCAGAAAGTTCGCTCATCGGTACTATGCCTCCTTGTTTTTCCATCACTATTGAAGCAAACCCATGTGAAGCCATCGTGTTTTCTGCAATTCTTACAACTTTTTTCGTTCATAAATTACCTCGATTTAGAAAAATCCAGTGTGCCGACTTGAACGGCATAAATCTCCCAACGAGAAGCACTGGAACTTTAAGGGGGAAAATGCAACTTCTGGCAATGGCAATTTGCCAGATAGAAACAACAGGAATCGAACCTGTGTCACATGATATTCAATATCATTGCTCTACCACTGAGCTATGTTTCTTTTTTCATCATAAAACGCTAAACTAGATGATTTTTTTAGAATCCCCGACTATCACTCCTCACGGGCATTGGTCTTATCTCTCTAAAAAGTTTTTGCACAAGATCGCTAGTGAGTTGCGTCTATATGCCTGCACGAATGCACGCAAACGCATCCGCATTTATGTGCAAGAACTAACAATAGCTATGCTAAAGTCAGATGTCCTATCTACACTTGGTAGATGGAATAGCAGGAGACGGATTCGAACCGCCGTTTCCATTGATATGAGCCATGTGAGATTCCGCTTCTCTATCCTGCTATGTACATGTTTGGAAGAACCATTTCAGCACGTTCACTTATTGACTACTAGAGGAAGTCACTATATCACCGATAAACAGTACGTATTCGGAACTCGGTTATACATTCCTACGCACTGCTCTGTGCTTTTCCTACCACCAAACTTTCAGTCTCCAAACAATCGGAAAGGATGGATTCGAACCATCAAGACCTAGTCGACTAGCCCGTTCCCAGTTACTTGCACTTTCCGAATAACCCGGTTCTTCCGGGTTAGCAATAGGTTTATCGTGTTATGCTTTCCACTATCTACAAGTTTTAGTGCTGTAGATTCACTGGATATTTTTATGCGTCTTTGAACGGCATCTCTTGAAAACTCCTTTTATTAACGTGCGCTGCGTTAATGTTTTTAACTCCGAGATATACCAGCCGGGAAATCAGATCCATTTAGGCTACGCCGTATCGCACCTATAAATTTACCTAATCCACACGCTCAACTGGAAGTTTTTTCCACCCATATTACGGATGAATGGCATTTAGAAGAAATGGAAGCTCTGGGATTCGAACCCAGGACTTACGGCTTATGAGGCCGTTGCTCTTACCGCTGAACTAAGCTTCCTAAGATACCGAATTATTTGACCGCCATGACAAACAATCCGGCACTGTTGCAGTTCTTGACCACTAGCCGCAACAAAGGTTTTCTGAAACACTTTTAGATTTCAGAAAAGAGTGTTATAAAATGAACTTGCGGCATTAGCGAAACCGCAAACTGGGCTAACTGGATTCGAACCAGCAAATGCAGCAGTCAAAGTGCTGTGCCTTAACCATTTGGCGATAGCCCATTATCACCCGGGCGCACCATTAAAGCCCGGGGAAATCGTGATATATAAGTTTATGTAATTAGTATAATAAGTAATTAACACTTAAGCTACTCTGGATGCCTCGACTTATCACTTTCATAGGTTTTCCCGAGCCTACATGGATTAAGTCGAAGCGGCGCTTTTATGAATTTAACCCTTTCGATTAACTCAATCGGGATAATTCTAATTGGAATTAGTAGATACATGGGGTTCTCCTCTTATTCTGCAAAAATCCAATCCTCTGCTAACATATCTGCTTGAGATGCAAGCCATCCCATCTGTACGCCAGATGTTCCGACAAAAGCAATGGCTTTGTTTCCGATTGCATCATGTTCACAATTTACAATTTCATTATCAGCAGTCTTATATGAAATTCCAGTGGCAATCTGAATGTACTGTTTCTTTCCATTCCAGCCTTTACGAGACACTTTAAGTCCTCTTTTCAGATAACGGATAGCGTCACCAAATCCAAATGTTGACTGACCACCAAGAACACCACAGTTATTCTCATCAGCAATCATCCAGTCATCTCGCTGTGTGTGCATGAAAGTATATTCTACTCTCTGTGTTTCACGGATATCGAGAACTGCTCCCTGGCCTTGATCGGAATCTTTTGGTCTGCAATGAATCATAATCGTCTGTTTTTCATCGTCCCAACACCAGTAACCATTCCATCCTGGAAGTTTCACTTTTGCTCCCTGTTTCATAAGTTTTAATGCTTCTGAAAATTTCATTTCTATATCCTCCTTTACCTCGTGCAAATTAAGAAAATATTCAGTGCGAAACATATTTCTAAACAAATACAGAATAAAATCTGTATTACGCTTGTCTTTCCTTCTTCGTCCAGTATGGCTAAAGTACCGGCAAGAACCAGAACGAAAAATGCAAGATTTACAGCTGTTCCGATTACATTAAGTGCATTCATTTTCTTTTTCCTCCCCAATTAAGAAGTCCAGAATTTTTTCTGCAATCTCTTCCTCTGGCTCAAATGGCATTCCACAGTAATTGTATGATTCTAAAGCCGATTTTAGGCTTGCTTTGAATCCATTGTAAATTTCTCCGTGTTGTAGCAGTTCGTGCCTTAAAACTGAAATTGCATCAGTAATTGATTGAGAAGTGACACTGATTTGTGCCAAGCACTCCATCTCAATGTCTGGAACAGCCATCATTTTAAATTCAACCACTGGTATTTCATCTACTGCGGTATGAAAATTTACTGATTTCACTCTTGGAACTTCATTTCCATCAATAAAGTATTTTGTACCAAGCCAATCATAAGGGTTTGGGTTTGTGATTTTCACTATCGGCATCTTTGTACCCCTTTCTTTTAGTTTCACAGTAGAGAAGAAGGTGTTTCGCAATCTCTTCCAACTGTAGAATGTCGTATTTTGGAATTTCCCATGTTTTATGCTCCAATAACGGAGACAGTGGAATTTTCTCAGTCGGTAGTTCGTTAGTTACTGTGGCATTGATAAGCATAGAGGCTACATCAATGGGAGATTCGGGAATACTATCCTTGTTATCACTTATTGGTGCGTATAGCATGGATAACTTTTTCCATTCTCCGTTTTCCTTTGAAAATACTTCTCCGTTTTGTACTTTAAGTAATCCAGTAGCACATCTTGGAATATACTCTTCTTTTTCACACGAACGAACATCATTCCCGATACTGTATAAAAAACAATTCATTATCCTTCTTCCACCTCCCCAAAATATTTCTTGTAAAGGTCAATGTCTTTCCTTCCCAATAATATCTTTATATTTTCTTTGTCTTCAACTTGCAAAGAGCCATAAGCAATATGTACCCACGTTGTTATTGTATTTTCTTCTTGGTTCTCTTCTCTATAGCCATTGATAACTGTAAATGCTGAAAACCAATTTCCCATCTGCACATATTCCACTCGAATGAACAACTATATTGTCTTTCCTTATGCGTTTGGTATCTGCATTCGGGAATTTCTTTTCGTATTCTTCTGGAACTGAAACGCCTTTTTTATTTTTTGAAAAAAATTTAAGCACGTCTTTTCCTCCCGAAATATTCATCAACTGCCTGTCTTACAATATCAGATGCGCTCCTGTCTGTCCGGTTCTTCTCTTCCAGGAGCCTTTTTTTCTGTTTTTCGGAAAATCGGATGCGGATGGATTCGGATTGTGGGTTTGGTTTCATAAGCACTTACCTCAACTTACAATTTCAATTGGATATCCTAAATATGCTTCCAACTCTGAAACAGTCAGTTTACGTGGTTTCTTTATTTCAACATCAACACGCTGTATGATGTTGTCTGTTGTCTTTGCGATTGCCTTTCCAGTATAACTTTCAAGCTCTTCGTTTGCATATACATTCAAATGTTCATATCCATATGCCCGGCACCATCTTGCAGCTGAATCAGTAATTTTTTTAAGTTCTTCCAGTTCATTACCGAATATCTCTGAGTATCTGATAGCATTGTTTAGATCACTCGTACATACAGGGACAAGAGCCACAACATGTTTATACGGACTCCCGATAAAACGAAAGTATCTATGTGATTCCATTGCTTTTTCGCCTTTTGGCAAGTTAAATCCTTGGGCTATTGCTTTTTTAAGCAACTGTTCTGATTCAACGTTATTTTCTGTAACAATACACTTGTTTGTAAAATCAATCATCTTTATCCCCCTCCAAGAGTTTATATAGAGTGCTTCTTGAAACTCCTATAGTCTCAGCAAATTGTGCTTTTGTTATTTCTCCCATTTGCCAACTTCGTTTGGTTTCTTCAAAAAGGTCTTTGTTTATCTCTTTTTTGGAACGACCTTTATATTTGCCCTGGGCTTTTGCAATTGCAATACCTTCTTTTTGACGCTGCCGAATATTTTCTCTTTCTCTTTGTGCTACATATGAGAGAAGCTGCAAAACTATGTCTGCGATCAGTGTTCCTGTCAAATCTTTGTTTTGCGTAGTATTAAGCAACGGCATATCCTGTACAATGATATCTGCTTCAATCTCTTTTGTGATTTTTCGCCATTCAGCAATAATCTCTTCGTAGTTTCTTCCAAGTCTGTCAATCGAATGGATTATCAGAATGTCACCTTTATGAAGAGAAGCAATCATTTTCTGATACTCTGGACGATTAAAATCTTTCCCGGATTTTTTGTCCATATAAATTTTTTCAACACCATCAGTTTTCATTGCTTCAATCTGTCTCGCTTCATTCTGCTCTATTGTTGATACCCTCACGTAACCTATTTTCATACATAATCCCTCCCGTTTATTTATAAGTCAATTATACACGTACTCGAGTATTATTTCAAGTGTTTTATACTCATTTATGAATATTTTTATTGACTATTTAAACGGTTTTGATTATGATTACATTAATAGGAGGTGATTATATGGTTTCGGATAAAATAAAACAAATTATGAAAATGAAGAAGGTCACCAACGTTCAATTAGCTAACCATCTGGGTATGCTTCCACAATCTCTTGCAAACAAATTTTCGAGAGGAAGTATATCTGCCGATGAGTTAATTCAGATTCTTGACTTCCTGGAATGTCAACTTATAATCGAACCTAAACCAGATGTCTTAATCAAATTAACAACTGACGATATCAAAAGGGAGCCGTAATGGTTCTCTTTTTTTACTTTCTAATCAATCCTTGCCCTTGAAGTAACAGTCTAAATGTCTCTTTTCCTTTTACGGTTATGTATGTCTGGACGTTTGAATAGCCAAACGGTGTTGAAAAATCTTTCATCTGGAAAAGTCCAGCTTTCCTATACGATTCATAAGGCTTGATAATATTATGCCGATCACGGTAAATATAACCATTTTCCGTAAGCCACTTAGTAAACGCTTTAGGTGGGATGTGAAATTCCTTTGCTGCATCTCGAAAAGTTGTAAGAAGTCTATTATCTATCAGACTGTCGAAATAATCAGCCTTTGGTTTCTGTTCCCTTACTTTGGCTTCAAGTTGTTGCTTTTCTTGCTGTTCCTCAATCCACCGTTTAGCACGTTCTATCGGGTCTTCAATTTGGTAGGAATCCTGTTTCTGAACCATCTCGTATTTTCCAGTTCTTCTGATAGAAGGAAGGACTTCCGCAGTAACCCAATGTTTAAACCTTTTCGCAGATTCAAGTTTGCTTGACAGAATAAGTGAGAATAAACCACTCTCATTTATTACAATCGTTTCTTGCACTCCACTATTTGATGGGAGGCTACATTTTAGGGCGTCCTCCTTGTCTACGTGGCTTGCAATAGCATTTCTCTCTTTTACATATCCTAAAGCCTTGGCTACATCAATTCCAACGAACCAAGGATTTCCATCTATCGTTACTGTCCTTACATTTCCAAATTCTGGATTGCTAAAAATCATCATATCATTCATTCGTTGTACCCGCCTTTCTTGGTATTGCCTTATTTTTAGTATGGCAGAGAAACAGTTAAGGCTTACTGCTTGTCGTGTTCGAATCACTATCACTGCCATATAAGGAGAGCTTTTTTGTTTTTTCGAGCGGTTTCGGTGGTAACTACCGCTGACTGAGGTTTTATATATACCCCCTCCCGGTCATCCAGTGCGGACGCTGGCAAGTCAGCCCGCCGCCCCATGGGTTCCCGCTTCCCTGGTTTAACGCTGACCTTTAAGGGCCTGCGGCAGTAATCAAGGGAATGCTATGCAAAATCTATTGTAATATTGCACAAAAAACAGTGTTTTATAAAATGTCTTTTTAGGGTGTACCCTATTTGCACATTGCGTATTACTAGATATAGAATCCGTTTCTTCGCAATCACAACATATAGTGTTTTTACTGTTATAGCTCCGGTTTTTCCATCTCTGGAAGCTCCAGCGCCGCTTTGTGCTTCTCCGCGATCTGCTGGGCTGTCTGCTGTGGTACTCCGTATTGCTGCGCGGCTTGTACTGGTGCAGTTTCTGCCATTCCATAGGCGGCTTTTGCAACAAATATCAAATTCGCATTTGTTCCGGTCTGATTATGTAATCTATTGATTGCGCAGTTTTTACAAATATCAAACCATTTTTTAGCCGTGTCACCATGTGATGAGTTTGTTCTATACACTCCATTCATCCAGTCAGTAAACGTTGTACGATTAATCCCAACTAAAAAGCTAAATACTTCTAATGTTGGCAATACATGATATTTACTGCATAATCTCACATAAGTATTAAACATTTTATCTAATAGCTCTATATTGTCATTACTTGGCTTTTGTATATGGTCTGCAATATAGAAAATCATATCTACAAAGCTATCTGATACTTCTTTCTTATAGTTTTCGTTATCTGGTGATATACATAATACAGTATTTATATATTCATCAGCATATATATTAATATTATCTAAATAGATTTCTATATCTTGGGCTTTTACTGTATTATCTTTCATGTTATCACCTCACTTTAACACGTTAATTTACAAATAAAAAAGAGAATGTCACCGGGTAAAGCTTATTCCCGGAAGGTTTCCGGGTGTTCGGGTACATTCTCTAAAACTCAAAATAAAATATTCTGTTTTCTTTGTTGCTGATACCTTAGCACAGTTTTTAATATCTTGTCAAATTTAATTTTGCATAAAATAAAACCCATTATTTTGTCAATAATTAATAAATAATAATTAGGGTATTATATTATAATCTTTATTTATATTTATATCTTATATATTATTATACGGTACTGTATAGCATATCTTTTAATAAACTCCAGCTTTAGGAATCTAGGAAGGGCAGAGAATAATTATATAATTATATATAATATAAGGGCGGCTACATTTTCGCAGATTTGCATAATAAAAGCCAGACCTTCCAGGAGTTTCTATCCGGCGTGATCTGGCTTGTTATGCGTGTTGTTTAATTAACGATTCTGTGTACTTTCAGCCTCTGCCCTTCCTGAGTTCCGTCAGCTCTCGTTATCTGATAGCCTAAAGAAGTTTTAGAAAAATGTCAAGCGGTATTTTAAAAATATTTTTCTTGACAATTTGCCAAAAGCTGTGTTATTAAAATATTAACAGGCTCGGCGGCGGTCTGTACTCTGTCCATAGCCGCCACAAATAAGCATATTAAAAGCCCCTGGATAATTTCCTAGGGCTTTATTTTTATTCTTCCTCTTCTTCCTCTTCTTCCTCTAACCATATTTGACACTGCTTGCCGTCCTCTTCGTAGCTGATAGCTTCACCAGCTTCCAGGCGTTCCCGCCAGTCCTCCGGGTAATTCTCCGGTCTGTAAATACAGTTTCCCGGAAGGAATTGATTTCCGCGCATTTCATTTATTTTCATATTTTCCCTCCTGTCCGCCCTCCTGGGGCTGTGTGGTTGTTTTTCTTTAACTGTCTTTATTATACATTATTTATTAATGTATGTCAATATCTTTTCTTCAAAATCTTTTGTGGTTTCATCTGGCAGATATTCCAATAAATAACCGGGTTGGCATTCCAATATAGTACATATTTTATTTAGTGTATCTTGCGTGACAAGTCGATCATTGCGCAGCTGTTGCAGCTGGCTTTCTGTAAATATCTTATTTTTCCTTATTAAATAGGTTGTGATTCCCTTTTCTGCCATCATATCAATTATATTGCGTTTATATTTAATCATTCTAACACCACCTCGCAGTACTTTATTCTTCTATTATAATAACATTTTTATACATTATTTTTCAATGTACAACATGCACAAAAACTGTTTTCGGTATGCTCTTTAATTTAGTGTATAATGTCAATAGACATACATTATATTTTAGTGTATTATATAACCATCAACAGAGAACACAAGAAACAAACAACCGGAACTGCCCGAACCACTCAACACAATGAGGACATAAGGAACCGAATCCGATTAATTGAAAAATTCTAGTTCCTAGACAAAATAAAAAAAGCCCGGCGATCTTCCAAACCAAACCGGGCACCAAACTAAAAAGAAAGGTAACCCCATTATAACAGGGGCGAAGGTAAAAAACAATGAAAAAAATTGAAACATTAGTAATTAGAGGTCGTAGATGGTTTCAGAAATTATATGGAAATACTTACCACACAGTAACGGTTGTTGTAAATGGCCGTGCTTTAAAAAGTAGCATTCAGTATGGCTATGGAAATCAGTATCTTGTTACCGCCGTTGATCTTCTCCGTGAAAATGGTTATGATATCCAGGAAAATAATATTGAAGCATTGAGAAGCTTAAAAGAGCTTTGTAAAAATGATTATGAAGTTGTTGGCGTTCCAAGAAAAAAAGATTTGTAGGAGGTTCACACATGGCAACAATAATTAATTTTCCAGTTAAAAATACAAAAGGTTATGAAAATCTTGTAAAGTTTTTTGCAGTATGCAGAAGCGTTGAAAGCTGTGACTTCTATCTTGGAACAGCAGAATACATGGAAAAACATGGACAAATAAAAGAAAATGAATTTCTGACGCTCCGCAGAATCGGAAGGACGAAACGCCAGGAGCTGGCGAATCCTATAAAAACGCCACAAATCGCAAAAAAGCCAGGTGTTTACAATTATACACCGGAAATGGGCGAGCAAAAGCCGGAAGGCGTACAGATTGAAGCACGCAGCTCTTATTATGGGAATCACTGGTTTTTATATACTGAATTAGAATTAAATGGGCGCGGTATTACCTTAATAGAAACAAAAAACGGTATTTACTGTTACAAAGTAACAAACAGGGCTTTTGATTTATTAAAAGAAAAATATTGCATTTCCCAAGAGTGTTTATTGGATTAAAAAAGGGAGGCTAAAACATGAAATATCATTACATAGCAATTTCAACACGCACAGGCAATAAAAACTTTGCTTCTGTTCTTCGGGTCTCTAGCTCTGACAATTTATTATTTTCTTTGCAAATCCCCGGCATTACTTCCGCAAATATTTGCAGCACGAAAAAAGAAGCTGAAAACGTTGTTAACTTCTGGAACAAGTGTTACAAGACAAATAAAACTTATGGAGGGCTTTAAAATGGTAACAATCAAGAAAGCCACGCAAGCGCAGACAATCGCCGCCATAAAAAGCGGCGACTTCTCCATAGTTGATACAATCAATAAAAAAGCCGAAAAAGAAGCAACGGAAATTTTTACTGCTGTTTCCGATGGCGCTATTAAATTAGCTTATTGGGATATGTCCCCGGTAAAACGCCGGGATGGTAAAAAGTCTGTGATGCGGTACGCTTTGCATAGATCAACAAAAAAAGAGGGCTGTTTACAACTCTCCTGTATGGAGCTTATCGGGGGTACGATCATCCCAACAAGCGACCAACAATTTAAAATTAATGATGATTATGATCACCGGGAATTTTTCCGCAGTCTTCCAGCTGTTACAAAAATGACTTTTAAATAATAGGGCGCGTCTTTTTATATCCTGGCTCCCAGGGTGAAGGGAAGAAAGATAAAAACATGAGTGATAAAATATTTAATAAATTAATAACACTTTCTGTTGATGAGCTAGACAATTACATAGAATTTTTAGAAAGTATTTATTCCCCGACTATTACTGGGAAAGAGATTGATAAAAAACTATGGAATATTTAGGTATAACTGATTGATTTTTTACCGCTTTCCGGTTTCCAGTCCGGCGGCACGTTCACGGCGTGCAAGCGGTTTTTTAGCATTCTTCCAGATGCACATTGCAAAGTTAATGCCATAAGTCAATCAATTAGCGCGCTATTTTAGCCGTAAATGGCTTTTAATGCTGTTAATGGGGATTTATGCAGTATTTGCATTTTGAGCCGCTTATGAGCCTTTAAAACGCTTTTTAGCGTCTTGCATGGTTTATTGACTGTCTGCGGCTATTGGTGTATAATAGCCTTGTGTAGCTATGTGCAGCTATGCTTTATTTGCATACCGTGTAAATGGGTGCATTGTGTCCGCTTACGTGCGTATATTGTCCAGGCTTCCCGGTGATCTGTCACAGCTGTCCGGGCATATATCAATTAGGACTATACAACTATACTGTGATATGCTTGTATAGCGCCGTATTTGCCTTTTTAAGGTGTTTTATAATCGTAGTAAATAAAATATAGGCTAAATACGTTACAAGCCATTTAAGGCTTATTTTGCAAGAGTATTATTGCATTTTTTATCACTGCATTATATGCCATTTGCTGTTATGGCCTATTATCTGTGGGCTGTTGGTTCTGATCTTCCAGGGCTACGGCTGGCGGTTGGCTTTGCTGGTGTTCAATCGTTCCCGGCGGTGTCCCGGCTTCATCAGCTCGGCGCGGTATCGGTTCCCGGTGCTGTCCCTGGTTGGCTTGTGTAGGTGGAAAAGTCGCAACTGTTCAAGGTTTCAATAGTTGCAACTAACTTGTGAATGATTCTTAAATTTCAACATCATTTTGGAATCCGAAAATCAAGGAAATCCAGAAAAAAAGTGGCAACCATAAAAATTCTCGCATTTTCTAGTTACCACTTAATTTTTAATTTTGCACAAATATTTCTATAGCGTAAAGTTTTAAATGATTCAAAATTCACAATTTATTTAATCCTTCTTTCTTCCGTGTTCCATATCTTCTGTGGGATGATTTCTCTAAACGTTCCGTCCTCTTCATTTGGGACTTGGAAAGTTTCTTCTTTCTCTGGTAATTATCAGTCGTTGTTCCCATTCGCGCCCTCCTTGTTAATCTTCTGGTTTCTGGTTTCAAAGTTTATAATTTCTGTTTCTAATTCTTCCGGGATTCTTCCAACAATGATAACTCGCAGCGGCTTCAATCTGCGTTCCATTTCCTTGAAACCAACGCAAAACTCCAACCGTGCTGCCTTGCTCTTTACTCTTCCATTGGTGCAACAGGCAACTGTGCTTCCCTCTGGTAGCCCATCAAAGCACCAGTCCCAACAGTATTCTGGTAATATGTTTACGTTCGGAATTACTGGAATATCATTCAAGATCATGTAGTGAGACAATGCATGATTGCGGTATTTATTCCACAGGCACATAGCTAACGGCATTCCATTCTTGCCAACCGATATGCTGAAATCTGGCATAATGACTGCATGAAAACATTTTAAATGCTCCATATACTTGTCTGGCTGATTCCATAATCTTTGAAACTGTACATCATCCACATAGAAATTTACATCAAGTTCCCGATGGTTCTTAATCTTTCTGCTGAAGCTCTCCGAAAAGTCTACAGTATCTTTCCCTGGATGAATAAAAGTCTTTGGAATTTTCGGGATTCCGTACTTGCCTTCAAGGTCTGCATCAGTTATTAGAAACTCCTTCATTACATCATAGGCTGTGTGTATCTGCATATTTCGCCCTCCATTTTCTTGAACATAACACAATTTCAGAAAAAAGGCAAAAAAAATAATCGCATCTCTGCGATTTTATTATTTTGCACATGTACTTTTCCCTTTCATATGTACTTTTTGTAAAAGGTAATCAAAGGTAATCAGAACACTCGTTCATACCAAGTCCGCAAACCCTTGATTTTACTGCATAAATCGGGGCAACAGGATTTGAACCTGCGACCTCACGGCTCGCGTTTTAATCCGTAAACCCTTGATTTTAAAGGCTTTCCAGACTTGAGGTAATCAAAGGTAACCAAAAAGGTAATCAGAACCTATGTTCTTATTCATCCAATCCTTTGCACTTTTGACACAATTTTATTTTTTTCTTCCAAAGAGCTAACATCAAATGTATAATATTTTTCATTAACTTCTTCGGTATGCCCGAGTAGCGATGCAGCAACAGTGGCAGATACTCCATTGCACCTTAGTTTAGAATTTATTGTTCTTCTAAATGCATGAATTCCTCTTTCTTCTATTCCTTCCTGCCTGCATTTGTTTTTTAAGCATGACGATATTACAGGAGCATGAACCCTTCCATTTTCGTTTGAAAACAACCATTCACTAATATACCCATTGCTGATTTCTGCTGATTTTAATTTCATTAAAAGTTTTCGAATTTCGCCAGTCATAGGAAACCATCTGTTCATTTGATTTTTTGTTTTTCCTATATAGTATTCTTTTGTATTTCTATTGTATTTTTCTGATTTATTAATAGATATATAATTTTCATTTATATCTTCCCATTTTAAAGCCGAAATTTCTCCAACTCTCATCCCTGTGAGACTTGCAAAATATACTGCGTATGAGGGAATGTATTCTGGCTGTTCATCAAAATCCTTTTTGCAGCGATTAATAATTAGTTTAAGTTCATGGTCTGATATTGTATTATGACTTGAAGGCTTTTCTATCTCCGTGCAGTATTTATAAAATATTTTAGGTGAAAGAAATTCCATAGGATCATAATTCAATAAATGTTGTGACCTTGCACTATCTATTGTGTTTTTGATATATCCAAACAAAGTTTTACACGCTTTTTTGCAAAGTTTTTGATCTTTTACAGTTCTGACAATGAATACCTTTATATCTTCTTCTGTCATTTTCTCAATTTCTTTTTCCGTAAATTCTTTTTTTTCAAAATAACGTGTTCTATCTGTAGAATACTTATACAAAGTGTTATCCGTCACAAATTCTTTTTGAATTTCTATCCAATGCTCGTAAACATCCATAAATGTTTTAGGTTTTTCTGTTTTTTCTTTCTCGAAAGCAATAATATAATCTTCAATTCCCTTTCGGCTACTTCTTTTCACTAGCTTTCTAGAATTTTTTTCTGTATAAATATAAGTATACCAATTATTGTTTTTTCCCTGCCATATTTTATATTTTTTTAATATTTCTTCATTTTTCTTCATTTGTATTTCTTCAAGTACATGTGCAGGATTTATAATACCATTCTCAATAGCATATTTCAATATTTCATCCATAAAATTTAGGAGGAACCGGGAATTCCTTTTGCCGGCCGGCGGTTCCTGTTCCTCCTTTCTATTGATAGCCTGTTTTTTTGATTTTAAGCGCTTATTTTGTTTTAACCATAACAATATTCACGAATATCATAAAAATTAATTTTAGCCGTTTTGGTCAAAACAATTATCATATTTCACAACAAATCAAATATATTGACCTGTCCATCAATCTGAGATTCTTCCAGATTGTAAAATTTGCAAGCTATATAATCTGGGTTCCAATCAATTTCCAGTTCGTATTGTAAACACCGCGGATGCTTATCACCATAGAAGAATCTGCAATCGGAACAGATATGCTGATAAGCTGTACCGCCAGACCGCTTATACATTTCGCTAATCTTCCTCATAAAATCACTCGCTTTACTCTTGATTTTCCTCTCGATTTTTTCTTGAAGATACCAGTTTTAACACAATCCCTCGGATCACATCCTCTGCTATGTTCTTCGATCAAGATATAATCACAGGTTGCATTTGTACTCCATGCATTTTCGCTCTTGCTGTAATAGTCGCATTTTGAGCATTGTCTCCGCTTTAAGCCTATAATTTCAGTGCTTTTTAATTCTCTCCATGGTTTTCTATCTGGCAATTTTCCGCACCTCCCAATCTGGCAGTATCTATAATTTTTAAAAGGTCTGGACTTAGTTTTCTTCGTTCTTGTTCTCTTTGTACTTCTGCCCGGTAAGTCCTTTGGAAATTAGACTGAACTACACTCCACCATGTGCCATCTATATTCCCTGATTTCGCCCATTCTTCTAACTGCCCCGGACTTGATACTGCTTTCTGAACTATTTCTGGAAGTTTAGAAAATTCTTCTTCCGCATGGTATATAGAGTTCCAAATTGCCCTTGATACCAGATTCCAAGCTTCTGTTTCGTTCAGTTCGTCAGACTGTGGCGCAAGGCTCTGCGCGCATTGCCGTAATGCAGCTATTGTAGGTTCTTTCCATTCAGTTTGCATATATTTCTTCAACCCAAAACTTAAAAGCTTGTAATCTAGGTCTTTCAAAAGTCCGTACCAAGTATCAAAAGCATATTGATCTGGCAGAAATGATGGAGAAGTGTACACAGCTTTCATTGCCTTTACCAGTACCGCCCATTCTTCTCTTGTCATACCCAATTATCCACCTCGCTTACCCTGTTTTGGATTTTCTCCATGTAGCTTTGAGGCTTGTTGCCGGATTTATCAAGATAGTTCCCTTCAAATACCTTTGCAAAGTTACCGGGCTTTAAGAACCAATCGAAAGTTATCATCCAGCCTTCTTTGTTCTGCCCTTGTAAGAAGCTGCTATGGCGAATGTTTTCAATGGCTTCTAAGATATCGTCCATATGGTTCTGACGGATTCTAGCTTTTACTGCCTGTTCTCGTTTTGGTGTCATTCTTTTTACAGGAGTGATACCAAATTCTTCCAGAGTATTCCATTCATCAATGATTCGTTGGACGTCAGTCTGACGAATAGTATCTTTAGATACTATTAAATCATTCTCTTCTTCTATTTCTTTTTCTTTATTATCTAATTCTTTATTATCTAGTTCTTTATTATATACTTCTGCCGAGCTAACGTTAGTTTTACTGTTAACTTTACCGTAAAGTTTACTGTTAGTTTTACACTCTATTTTGTCTTTCTGCTTTTTTCGATATTCTTGCATATAGTTTCGCATATATTGGCTTTTTTGCTCAATTTTATCAAGATTTTGATATTTTCCCCAGTTCGGAATTGTGTAAACTCCGGAAACAATTTCGATCATTCCGTAGTTCTCAAATGTTTTTAACGCTAATCGAACCGTGTTAATATCTCTCCTGAATACTGTTGCCAACATTTCATCAGTATATGCAATCTTATCGTTTAGGATAAAAACACCGCTGTTGTTATTTTTTCCGGCTAAGCACAACAATTTAAACCAGATTACGATAATGCTGTCCGCACTTGGCAAATTTTCAATTAGCATTATTTTTTCATCATCAAAAATGTCTGAACATATTTTTATCCATTTTACAGCGCTTGCCAATTTTGAAATTCCTTTCTCCAATCTCTGGATTTTTAAAAAGTGTTTATTTTAATTCAACTTCAATTCCATTGATTTTCAGTTCTCCATTTACCGGAACCACAAGAGATGGAACGCCGTTTATTTCTTTCAATTCAATCAGAGCAATTTTATCCGGCTGGATGCAGATTGTTGCATCTGGTGTTACAATTTTTGCAGTTTTTGAATTGTGGATATTGTCAAGTGCAGCAGGCTCATTACTGAAATACGTTTCCCAGTTTTCCTTGAAATCTGATAACTTCTCGCCTGGAACTCCGCAATATTCAAAAATCTGTTCCATTTCATCACATGATACAGTTATCATCTCCGGGCTGTCTTTCTTCTGTTCTCTTACTTCCTGCAAAGATTCAATTAGGCTTTCAGTGAAATTGAATGTTGTGTTTCCTTCGAAATTGTCCATGATAAAATCTGAAAAGACATTGATCTCATTTCCCGGTATACGTGGAATTGGTGTGCCAAGAACGTTTTCGATGAAGTCTGGATGAATATTCTTTATGTTTTTGTTGAAATACAAAGTTCCATGAATATCAGTACTTCTGTCATTGAATACAGGGAATAAGAATCCTGTTTCTGGTCTTGAGACTACCCAATCACGAATTCTGCCTTTGATGTTATTTTCAGCCACATCATAGCTAAGCCCAGCCTTTGAAAGATTTACTGGACAAATGCTGCACAGAATGTGTTCATAAATTTCTTCTGATGCATCGTGCATTTCGGTTCCATCAGAAGCTTTTCCTGGAATATCATATACTGCATGAATGAGAACTATGTAGTAATTTTCTGGATAATCGTAATTTTCAATCACTTTGTCGTAAAACTCATCCAAAAGATCATCATCTTTAAGCTTACTTGCTCTGATCCGCATAAGAAATTCCTGTGTTCCACCCTCTTTTTCCTGTGCTAATGGGAATTCAAGATTCATAAGGCTTTTTCCAAGTCTGCCAGACATGGTTTTCTTGAAAATGTCAAAATACTTAAACATTTCTTCCTCTGGAAGGGAAAGGAAAGCTTCTTTAATTTTGGTTTTCTTATTTTTTTCTGCATCCACATAACAACCACAAATGCGTGTGATTGCACAATTGGCTGGTGTAAACTGCTTCTTGATCTCTGTGATTTCTTTCTTATTCATGATTAATCCTCCCTATTTCTATTTTTATTTTTGATTTTTTCATAATAAAAAGTCACATCATCTGTAACAATTCTAACAATTCCAAACCTTTCTCCTACTTGAAACGGAATGCTATCCCTCATAAGTCTTTTTGGAATCCCAGAAAGATATTTTCTAAATTCTTCTGGTTTTAAAGCTGATTTGTAATGATTGCAAGAGCGACACGCAGGAAGCATATTGGAAATATCGTCCTCTCCGTCACAACGTATAGGATTTACGTGGTCTACTTGCATATCTTTATATTCCAATGCGCAACCACAGTAAGCGCAATACCCTTTGCATTTTTCATATACTTTCATGCGCTCTTCTTTTGATAATTTTCGCCTTTTTGGAATTTTCATATTTTCGCTTCCAGATTGTTATTTTTGATAGTATGAACAGACTATAAATAGAATCCAAAATGCACATAAGCACAATGCGTTTTCAATGTAATAAATTCTAATAGACACAGTAACAGCGGCTAAAATCCATACAATTGTTTTGACGATGCAGCTATAATAATTCTTTTTGACTAATTCTTTTTACCTCTCTCGCCTGTTTCTTCTCAATCCACTTATTGATTTTTTCATCGGAAATCATGTACATTTGCTTTAACATTTCGATGCAGATCAACACATCTGCAATTTCTTCTATCATGTTATCACGGTTGATTTTTCCGCGCTTTGCCTTACTGATTGCTTGGATAAGTTCTGCGCATTCCTCCATGCAGACGGTTGCCTGAATTTCTTCTCCGTAATGGTCAACGCTTCTAGCAATAACGCTTTCGTCAATGTTATATGTCATTTTCTTCGCTCCAATCCAGTTTCTGCCCACACCTAGTACAGTATTTACCAACAATATCTATGTTGTAATTACAATTTGGGCAGTTACCGTAAGCACCAACTTTTATTTTTTTACCTATCCCGAAGTCCATGTATATTTCACATAAGTTGTCTACTTTCTTCGGAATCTGCTTTTCAAGCGCCTTAATAGCTTTTTGTCTAGTTTCTAAATCAACCATAACTAACCCGTCTGGAAGTTCTGGGTATCTTAATTTTTTTAATGCTTCTTCTGGTTTCATATTAATCCTCCTAATGATTGTTTTTCTTGGAGAAATCATAGTCAATAAACAGTGTTTCCTTTTTGCCACATTTCTTACATACCAATTTGGTTTCCCCATTTCTGCACCAATGCCATTCAATTTCATATACATGTGGTTTACAAAGACATTTAATCTTGCAGCCATTCTTGCGCCATCTGTTGAATTTGTTGATTATTGTGCAGAACAATCCGTAAATAATAACACCAGCTACGCACGTTCCCAACGCCATAAGAATTTCTTTTATCGCTTCAATCATTCTTCATCTCCTCCAGCTGTTTTACTGCTTTTCTACAATCTCTATTTGCAGACCGGAACATCATCAAAAGTATTTCAGACACAGGTCTTGTCCGATTTCTTCGCTTTGCTTTTTTGATGCATGTAAGATCATTTGCTTCTGGTACATATATTCCTACATAATGTGGAATTTCAAGGGATACCGCAGCGCATGTATCTGTTGGCATAACCAGGTAGTTATAATCGCCAATAAAATTCAACCCATGACCAGAACGAAAATCTTCAGCTGATGATTTAATCTCATAACAATAGCAGTCACCTTTTTCTATCCCGGACACACTATTATTTGCTGGCACGAACCGCATATAATCCACTCTGACCGCATGATCTGTCGAATAATCAAATGTAACTTCCTTAGCCCAATAAATACGTGGATCATTGTGAGGATTGATTTTCTTTTCGATCATTGCTGATAGTTCTGCTGTAATCTCAGGTCTTGTCATTTCTTCATCTCCTCCAGCTTCTTCTCGGCTTCTTCACGAGTGAGGAACCATGTTTTTCCGTATTCTACGTCAACACAAATAACGTTTGGGGCATAAATACTGTCTTTATCACACTGTACAAGCCAACCACTTTGTGAAAATACAATGCTGTAAACTTTTTGATGATACACTCTGTTATTTACTTTATATCCATTCAGAACATTTAAATCGTAATTCGCTTTGCTCGTAATCCTATAAATATCATCACCGATTTTAACCGGCAACCTCACAAGCAATCCCTGTTCTTCTGCTTCTTTGTAAGATTTTAATTCTTCAAGCCACTCCGCAAACTGTTCATGTTCTTCTGCATCTTTAATACAATCAGCTTCGAATCGTTTATTAATTTCTTCATTTCCCAGTGATACCTTAGTAAATTTACCATTCCATCTTTTTCTTTGCGCCATCATCTTTTCATGATTAATTGCCTCTTCGAGTGTTAATCTCTCCATCTACTTCACCTCTTCCAATTGACTTTCTACTGTATTTGCAAGTAATAACATTGATTCAATAACTTTATCTGTTAGTGACATTCTGTCTTTGTTATTCGCAAAATACTTAACGTGGGCCATTGCTTCCTCTAGCTTTTTTTCACATGCAACAATTTCAGATGCTTCATACATTTTTCGTTCATCACTGCTGTATGTTACTATTCTTTCATCATAAAAATTTAACATATTTGGAAGTGGAATATCGATTGCGTTTAAATGTTTTCCTCTTGCCCACCTAAATCCCTGTAATTTTGCTATTCTTAAAACTTTAGAATACTCTTCCTGTGTTCTTACAAATACGCTTTTTCCTGTTAAATCAATCATCAAAATTTCCTCCTGTAATCTCATCAATACACTGGTTCCATCCTTCTGCAAAGCCAGCATCAGACGTATTGGCTGGATAATCTCCATTGTCTTTTTCTGGCAAATCCATAAGCGGACACCAGTCTGGTCTTGATTTACTTTCACAATCATAATGTTCTTCTGTCATCAGAATTACATCGCAATCTAAACAGTCAGCTAATTCACACAAACCCTCATATTCAAGAGCGCTACAGTATGCAGTTCCGAACGGGCAAACATAGCAATTCTCTGGTGTTTCCATCACTAATACTGATTTACTCATGATTCCTCCTCAAGGCAACAATACACTATTGGATCGCCAGTATCACAATCACAATTGTTATAATCAATGTCTTCCAATGCTTTACTTTTTGCTATTTCTATGGCCTCTTCCTTTGTTTCAGCTATAATTCCGTCATAATCAATTGATAATCTCATGCTAACACTTACATCCCATTTACTCATCTGATCCCTCCTGTAATAGTTCTTTATTATCGAAAATATTTCCAACAACGACTGATTCTTTCGCCCAGTAACCTAATTCCTCACGATAATAATATTTATCCATTGATTCCAAATAAAATCCTTGGTGCGTTCTTTCGCTTTTTCCCGCTTCGTGATAAAGGCCAAATTTCACTGTGGAATAAACGTTTTCAGTAATAAGGACAATATCATTTTCCCAAATCTTATTTCCATTCTTGTCGCAAAGTCCTGTGAACTGGCAGATGGTTTCTGGATTAATAGGTGGTGCGTATAAAGCACCTGATTCAACTGGTCGCATTCGATATTCAAATAAGCTTGACCGTGAATGGTCTATTACCAAACACCCCTCAGCCCATTTACCATTATCAATCCGCTTTGCCTTAAAAAGAATTTCTCTCATTCAACTCCACCACCTTCTAAGATTCTAATAGCGTAATCTATAGCTCTGTTCCACTCCAAGTCCTCATCATTGGAAACAACACGAAATCTGTTCATAAGCGATTCCGTAACTTTTTCCGCATCAAAAGCTGTCGGCTGATTGTCAATTACTTTAGCAAGTTCACTCAATGACACACATTTGAAAAAATCTTCAAATTCGCCTGTGCACTTGCAGTTTTTCTTTAATAAGTCTGCATCTATTAATCTACCCATTCAATTTCCACCACCTTTCACGATTTCTATCGCCCTGCTCAACCCAGCATTGTATCCTTGATGTACATCAGATAAGATACATTCCGATTCAATGAATTTATCTCTTTTCAACTCACCAACAACCTTGTCCACATCAAAAGCTGTCGGTTGCTCGTCCACAATATGTATATATCTGTCTATAATATTCTGTATTGGTTCTCCTAAAATATTTTGAAGCAGTATATCTTTTTTTAATTTATCTGCGTCGATTAACCGCATTCCTTAATCCTCCTTATACGGTTCTGGAAGTGGTCGCCATGCCGTAATATCAATCCAATCATAATTGCTATCAAGATAATATCCGTCACAATCAATGAAGCACGTATCTTGCCATGTTGTTTCTCCGTTAGTAACCAATATTTCTTGTCCGTCATCTGGCATTTTGCAGTCAAGCATATACTGTATATCAGTTGATATGGATTCTTCCGCACGTTCTTTTTCTGATATCTGATGATATTTTACCGGAATCCACCCATTTTCTTTCTCGTCCTGTTCCAGATCGTCCAGAAGACTATTTACGATATCCAGCGCACTCCCTGGAAGCCCATGCTTATACTGCGATTTCTTTTCTATCTCAGCTTTGTATTGCTCTAATCTGGTTCGTACTCTGCTCATGCTTCCACCTCCTCATAAGTTTCTCTAAATATATCTGGCTTACACGGATAAAATTCTCCGTGAACACCACGGATGATATAATCACCAATATTCGCCAGATGTTCGCCCTCGAGTGTTTTAATAACCAGACCACCCGGAACCTTCCAATGGTCAATATAGAAATTCTTGCCTTCTGCCGATATGTACTGGTCTGTACACTGATAGTCCGTCAGGAAATCGAACATTTCTCTATGATTTGTACAAGTCCACTGAAGTGCATCAATTACAACTGGTTTCTTTCTGTACTTCATGCTTCCACCTCGCTATCCTCTGGCATCTGGAACGTCATTCCTTTTTTGAGCATTTCTCCAATTTCTCCTTCATGCGCTTTGTTTTCTTCCGTTTTTGGCTTCATACTTAATGTCCTGCATACTTCTGGAATTACATATTTTGTGTATTCCGAATCTCCATATGCTTCCTGGATCATATCCAGTACTTTCATGGCTTTTTCTTTGGTGGAATATTTTCCTAAAATAAGATATCCTCCATTTCTCTGTGCATCCTGCAAACTCCAACATATAACATTCAACGAATCTGGGAGCTTTAGATTTATTACAATGTTTTCAAACTTTACCAGTGCTGTTTTATCCTGGCTTCTGATTAACATTTTGTGTCCTCCTTATTCGATAAAATTTGTTCCGCACTGACAATGATAACTAATATGTCCGTTATACTTGCTTACATTTGCTATCACCTTTCTACCGCATGAAAAACAAGTTACCTCTTTTGTCAGCGGCTTTTCGTATTCTTCTACTTCTTTATCTTGAATAAACCTCTGACCGCACCAGTGGCACTGCTTAGTGCTGTACGGCCTCTCTCCACAAATAGGACATTCTGGAATTATTCCGTAACCATCATTTATGATTGGGAGTTTTATCGGCTCTCGCTTTGAATAGATATTCCAGAGTTCTTTTCTGCGGTTTTCTCCGTCTTGCTCTATTAAAGCCTTGTACTTCTCTTCCTCTTCTTTGTCCCAGTAAATGACACAGGCTTTGTCTTCTGGTGAAATGTCTTTGGTGTACGGCTGTGTCGTGCAATGATAGCCTGTTTCGCCCTTCCTTTTTCTTGACTGACATCTCATGCAGCCACCGCATTTTTTATCCATCAATTCTTCTGGATAAATGCTTGTGCTGGAACGTCTTGCTCTTTCTGGCATTCCGTCACTGAATTTAATTTCACTCATTATTTACCCTCCTTTTTCAACATCGGAAATAGCCATCCGGTCTTTTCGTTCAATGCAATTCAATAAAAATTTAGCTCTGATAATTGGTACTCTTTATTGCATCTTTCACAGGTGAATCCTTTCGTTTTACTGTATTGCCCTATAATTCCACCGCATCCACATCTACAGTGTTTATAATCTATTTCCATCCTCACTTACGCTCCAAATCTTCTGACCAATTCTTTATTCAAATCTGGAATCCGCACATCTGTTTCAGATTCCAACTCTTCAACCATGTTCATAAAACTTCTTTCTCCACGGTTCGCTTGGCCTACAAACTCATTTGCACAATTAATTACGTCCAAAAGCCTTTTAGTGGAAAAGCCATGCAATTTCCGTAATGCCAGCATGGTTGTTACCGTGTTAATTGTATTCGCCCAGTCGTCACCAGTACTGAATCCATCGTTGTAAGCCTGATCTTGCATAAATTCAAGCTCTTTTCTCGAATTCTGCATGGCTCTGGCGAATGCCTGTGACATTTGGTTGTCGCATTCCAGCACCCTATTTTTCTTTGGCGCTTTCATCTTTAATTTGCTTCCCATGTTTCTTCCTTTCGTATCTGTATTCCGTCAAACGGTATGCTCTCGATATTCCCGGATGTTCTGTGGCAATCAGAGAATCCATCTCCAATTGCCGCATATGTCTCTGGACGGTACATTTTGTAAGGTCTGTTCCATCCATGATTTCTTCATAAGAAGGCATATATCCGTGTTTCTCAAAATACTTGACAAGAAATCTGTAAATATCGTTTCTGGCAGATTGCCCCTCATTATATTTCCTCTGGCGGTAATTCATACGCAAAACGGCTCTTCTGCCGCAGTATTACTTTTTTCTGCACGCATTTTATTTAATCTTTCCGCAGCTTTCTTTTTCGCTTCATCGGAATATTTTCTTGGTGGATTGATTTTAATGTAGGAATACGGCAAGTGGGCGAAAATAGATCCATCATTATTTCTGGCAAGAATTTTCACATCATCTGGAAATTCCTTTTCTAATTCCTCACATCTGTTCTTCCAGGTGCTCCCATTCTTAGCAGTAAGCCCTACATAATCTCTTCCTGGAATCCACTCAATTACGCATTCGTTTGTGTTTTCTGACACAAAACTCACCTCTATTCATTTTTTTATTTTTATCTTTGGAATTTAGCCAGTAGAACTACTGGTGTGTTAGAATCAGTGATAGTTTTCTTCGTTGAGTAAGTCGTTAAATTTTTCCAACGCCTTAATAGATACTTTGTTATTTGCTTTTTCTGGTCTGATTGATACGTTTAAATGGATATCAATGATGTGTTTTAGTTCTCTTGCAAGGGTTATTTTCCCCTGTTGGATTCCATCTCTATATCCTTTTGCTGGACGAAATTCATTGATTTTTTCTTTCCCTTCCCCTTGGCTCCCAGAGGTTTTATTATATCTGCATTGATATCCTTTTTTGGTATACTCTAATATCCAGTATTGTTCCATTTTATCAAGCTGTTCGACAGGATAATGGATAAAATTTATTTTCCACCCAAAAGGATTTTCTTCGCTGTAAAATCCTCTTTTCTTAATTGATAGGTCTATGTGCTGATACCCAGTAAGGTGTGAGCACATCCTCTGAATTATATGTACTGCCTGACCTATATAAAAGTATGAGATTTCGTTTTCATCAGTTCTGGTTAAAAAATATATTCCGCTCCCATCATCAAGCTTTGGATTGATCTTCATGAGTCTTTTTCGATTCGTTGTTTCAATAGCTTTTGCCTGTCTAAGCTTTTTATAATCCACCCAGAATCACTCCTTTTCAATCTGGTCAATGAGTTTTTTGCACTCAGCTTTGACATAAGCAAGTGAGTGAATTTTGCAATCTGGATTTTTGTTTAATTCTCGCCAGTAATCTCCCATTATTTTAAGCATTTTTTTGAAGTCTGGTTCTTCCCCGAAATACTGTTCTGCTATCTCAATATCATAACCATCGAAACAATGAGCGCAGTCAAATCCAATCCACCATGTATCATCATCGTCACAATCGTGTAGAAATGGTTCTGAATAAGTAACTCCACCATGACAGTCAAGATAACCTAAATCATCAACACTTTTCTTTGCTAACTTATGGCTGTAAGGTATACCAACATATCCGCATCTGTATGCTCCTGGCATAAACAGAACCACATATGGATAACCTTTGTATGTAGACTTTGTTTCTAAAACTGGTTTCATTTAATCACTCCCATTCACTCTCGTATTCATCTTCGCCCTCATCATAGTAACCATTTTCCATGATTTCTTTGAATGCAGCTATTGCCTTTCTGAACCTGTCACGCAAAACCTGTTCTTTCTGTTCAAGATCATCAATAACCTTTTTTCTTTCTGCGATTTCTTCTAAAAGAGATTTATTCTCTTCTTCAAGATTGTATCTGGCAATGCGTTTCATGGTTGTTGGATCAAGTTTTACAAGTTCCTTTCCAGTAACGTAAAGAGTTGTTGGATTCATTATTGCCGGCGCATACGTTCTTGTCTCGCCATAAACCGATGTAGTTTCTATTTGTTCTGGCGGTTCAGTAATATCCTCAATAGATTCAACATCAAAGCACATCATTTTCTGATTGCTAAAATAAATAATCTGTCCTGTTTGTACCATTTCATCACTCCTAACTAAACGGAAATTCATCTTCCATACTGCCTAAATCTGGCACATCCATGAAACTAGGTTCCGGCGGCGGTACTGGTCGTGTATCTGGTTTCTGTGGATTCTCTGTCTGACCTTTGTTTTCTGCAAAATCATGTGATTCCACAAAACAGTCATTTGTGTATATTTTTTCACCATTTTGGTTCGTATAACTTCCAGTCTGCCATTTCCCTCTAATATTAATTTTCATTCCTTTTTTTCAGAAATTTCTCAACAAATTCTGCATTCTTTCCAAGTGCTACGCATGGTATAAAGTCGGCTTTACGCTCTGTGTTCTTTCTTTTTTCTCTATCAACCGCCAATGTGTATCTGGCAATCTTAGTGTCGTTAGTTCCCATTCGTATTTCCGGGTCAGCTGTCAGCCGCCCGGATAATACAACTACATTAAATCCCATACAATCACCTCTCAATCTGAATGTCGCATCTAATAAGTGCGTGTTTGATTTTCTTTGTATTTCCTGTTACAGTTTCTTCTTTCCCGATAACAAAGGAAATATCATCTTCTGTTACGTTGAATCCTTTTGTTTTGATATGCTCCATGATGATTTCTTTAATTTCATCTGTGCCGATTCCGATTGTTATTTCCAATGGTGTTACCTCCCTGGTTTGTATACTGGTGGCATTGGTTGCCATGCAATGACTGGGTAATATGCAATTCCGTGTTCTTCTACCATGCCCCATCTTCCACCGCCTAAATATGTAAGGGTTGTTGGTAACTCGGCGTCTTTTATGGTAACGTTGTATTTTATCTTATCTTCTGGGCTTTCTCTCACATCTGGCTCTGGCGGTAACTTCACATCTGTTGGAATCCACATATCCGCAGGACTGTAGGAACAGATCAGTTCTTCAACTTTCTTGATTGCGTCATTCCAACCTTTGTCGTACTTACATTCCTGTTCGGAAGGTTCTGGCTTTTTCAGTTTGTTAAGTGTTTTTAAGAAGATTTTCATTGGTTAATCCTCCTTAACTTTCTCGACAGTTTCTTTTATCGCTTCTTTCACAGCCTTGGTTTTAATCATCTTATCTGCCAAGGCTTTTGCCGCTTCCTGTACGATCACGCTTTCATTCTTTTCTAGTATCTCGGAAATATGAGAATGTATCATCCTACACAGCGGCTCATTGGTTTCTCTACTACCATATAACTCTTTTTTATAAATAACTCCTTTGATTTCTTTAGTAATTTTTTCAACTACCCTGTCCTCAACATTTTTACGGATTTCCTTGGCAATTTCTTCCTCATTAACACCAATCGTTACTGGTACACTGAATACGCTCATTTTCAATTTCCCTCCCCTATAGCTATCACATCACATCCAATAAATACCAATTCCTCATGTTCACTCATTCCATAGCCGACAGATTTTCTTCCTACTTTAAAAAATACATTATTTGTATTAACCGTAACTCCTTCAGTTTTTTCCATATAATCAGAAACAATAGCTTTCAAAATATCTTCATTTAAGAAAGTTTTTCTTTCGACTATCGGATGTTCTTTTGGCATATATTCAAGCCATGTCTCTATACCTTTGTATTCTTTTCCTTCTGTGTCAGTCCATTCGCCATTTCCAGTATATGCAAGCATGATGATTCTTTCAGAGTTTTTCAGCTTTACATAATACAAACATGCGGTATCATCAGTTGGAGCTTCTGGAAGCATATCTCTTACTGAGCGCCATGCACTAGTTGAAGGAATTGTTTTTCCTGCTTTACGGTCTACATGCTCCTGTCCTTTAATTACATAGTTTCTAAATTTTTTTGGCATTAATTTTCTCCTTTCAATTATTCAGTCGAATTGTTTTCCTTATCATCTTCAACTGCTTTCCAAATACAATCCATAACAGATGCATAATCAAGCAGTATTTCTCTTTCTCTGATGTTTCTTCCGTCTTTTTCATGCCAATCTCTCACTATATAAAGTTCGGCATTTGCAGAAAGAATATCTGTTTTCATGTCCCAGTATTTAATATGGATTTCATAAGCTGCATTCGCAGAAATTGGATTTACGTAAATTCCTTTTGTTACTTCTTTCCAATCTTTCAAGTCAATTGATACCATCTACTTCTCCTTTCAAAACGGACATAAGTCCAAGTTAATTTCCAGTCCAGGTGTTGCAATCTGGAAGATTGTATCAGCACCAGACGTTTCTTGTATCTCACTCAAAATCTGTTCCGGGTCAGCTGCTTCATTACTCAAATGCACCAATGTTACCGTCCGTAATGCTGCCGTATGGTTCATATTTACCAAGCTTTTGCAAGTATCTAAGGAACAATGCCCTTTAAGCCTGTGCGTGTAATTTTCAGCTGTTTTGTCAACCAATTCTTTACAATAGTTGCACTCAATAACTAAGTGGTTCAGTCGCATTGCCTTGAAATTGTATCGGCAAAACTCAAAGTCTGTCATATACAACAGCTTTCCCATCTCTTTATGTTCCACGATATACCCATAATTGAAACACGGAATAAGTTGCCCTGTATCCTTGTCCCTTGTAGTATGTGGCAAATAGAACGGTATTACTGTAAACGAGCCAACCCGAAATGGTCTTTTCTCTGGAACACCTTTCATCAGCTCACCAGTGATGATTTGCAGATGTTCCACGGTTTCATCATTGGTGTAAATCTGAATGCCGGCGTTCATCAGTTCCCGAAATGATTTGATGTGATCTCCATGCTCATGACTAAGCAATACGCCAGAAACATCACTTGTTCTGTAATCAATAGCTCTTAAAATGTCTTTGTATCTGCATCCACAGTCCAGAACAAGCATTTCTCCGCTGTTGGATTTCAAAACATAGCAGTTCCCATGGGCGCTTCCTGTGTTTACTACTCGCATGAACAATTTTCATCACCTCGCTTTCTGTTTATTTGTAGCTATTTAAAATTGAAGAAGCAGTTTCTCCAATCATATTTTTATCGTCCTGCTGATATGGAGGAGCTCCGCTCCATAATTCTTTCATATCTTTTAAATCTGTAGCCACCATTGCGTCCCTTATTAATTGAAGCTCTTTAAGCGATAATTCCACAGTTACAATAGAATCCCAATTAATTCTCTTTCTTCCTATCTCTTTCATACTTCATCATCCTCCGGGAACTGAAATACAATGTTTGCCGGTTCGAATTTCATTTCATCTCCACTTGTAAAAGTTCTTATGATTCCAAACCCTTTGGTTGACACCATTTCTAAGAACTTTTTTTCATCATTTTCCGTAATGTGCATGTTTTGTGAAAAGAATGTTCCTGTATATGTGTTATGTAACATTTTCATAGCATTCTCAGCTTTTTCATCTGTCAAATAACGAGCCATGACTGTTCCTTTTTCACCTACCATTGGCACATATGCTCTTATGATATTTCCAGTTCTGCTTAATGATGTGATTTCATAAGGAACATCAAACTCTCCGTTCTGTGAAACTAATCTCATTCCTACTCACCTCCGAAAAAAGTTTCTCTCATATCAACAGGCTTATATTTTTTATGCATTAAAACTTTGTTCTTTCTGGCTCCCTGTGGGTCATTGCAGACAAATGATTTGCATATCTCCGGTCTAACAGGGTAGATTGAACATTTCTCTTTTGCCTTATCGTCCATCAGAAACGGACAGGTTAAATCCATTAATGAAGCAGTGAAATTATGTCTGCATTCCTTGATATGGTGTTTGCGAATATACCACTTGATCTGTTTGATTTCCTTGGATGATATCGGTAGAAAATTTGAACAACACGAACCGCATTCTGAACATTTCCCATCTACCGTGAAATCATAAAGTCCGCTGTTCATATTGCTTACAACTTCTTTAATTGTTTCAATTACACTGCTACTCATGTCAGTTTTCCTCATTTACGACAATACCGCCGTGGATAATAACTCTCTTTCCGTCCGAATCGTCAAAATAAACTTCATTTTCAGATTCGGAAACATCAAACTTCCCAGACCAGGACTTGATTTTACCGCCGTTGTAATCGTAAACAGTTACGGTACGGTTCAGACCACCGTTCCAATTACTTGAAAAAGATTTTACTTCCCTGTCAAAGCTTGCGGTACAGCCTGTGATTGATACACAAGCTGTTACTGCTGCCGCAATAATCAATTTCTTTTTCATCCTACATTTCCTCCTGGCTCATAAATGACGGAATTTCTGTTTCCACTGGTTCTGCTGCCGGGACTGGTTCTTTCTCTGCTGTTTTTACGGTTTCGGATACGGTTGGCTGCTTTGGCTTTTCTTCGATTACAGGGGAAAATGTTTCTGAATTTGCATTCTTTTTAATATCGTTTTCAACTGCTTTTTCCAGATCAAAAACCTTGTAATCTGCATCTGCAATTTCGATAACTTCATCTGTTGTATAAAGCCCATTTGAAAGTTCCGGGCAATTCATTCGAGAGAAGAAAGAAGCGGCCCTGTATCTAAGCATTACCTGTGGCATGGTTTTCCATTTTGAGCCATTCTTATTAACCCATCCTTCTGCCTGTGCCATATCCATTGTTACCTCAATTCCAGTAACCTTTCGCCCGTTCTTTTCTGTCCAGCAAGTGCAAGAATATGGTTTTCCGTTCTTATCTCGCTTTTCATCGAACTGTAACTCCATATCATACTTTCCAGAACTGTTAATCATAGCAATTAAGAAAGTGGCTCTCCATGCTGGTCTTCCCTGAATAACATCGAGATTCTGCATAACCGTAAGAGGGCTTGTTTTGAGCCTGTTTGCCATATCAATAGCAACAAGACCATTCGCATAATTTCCCTGGTACTCTTTTGGCACGATTGTTGAGCTTGCGAATGCCTTTGCCATCTGCGTTGCCATCATAAAGTTATCAGAACTTCCAAAAATCCCAAGGCTAAAATCAGTATTGTACTTTACTGGTGCCTTTGCCTGGTTCTGTGTTGCCGGTGTGTTGTTTGCGTTTGTTGTTTCTGCCATATTAATTCTCCTTTTCTTTCTTTATTGCTTTGCAAAATGCTCCTTTTTTAAGAAACATTAATACTGTTCTTAAAGTCATGCTTTTTATAGCTTCAATGTGTTTGGTGCAACCATACCATAGTACCCATTCTTGCTCAGATAATGTATTCAAGTCGGTAATTGGTTCACCTGGAATAAACTGTCTTTTAGACTGCAAATACTGTTTATGTTCTTTTCTCCATTCACAACTACTGCATTCTGGTTTCAACGCCGGAACCCTATGCTTAGTTCGTTCATCATAATAAGAACTTGTGCAGTATCTACAAGGGTTTCTTTGAACTGCCATTTACTTTTTCCTTTCATTTATATTTTCTAGGTGGCATATGAAACAGGATAAATGTTTTTTATCCTACAAGTGCCATTACTGTAACTCCTTTACACTCAAATCTCCGTCCGTCACTCTTAGTACAATCATCTGCTGTTCAGCACTAGGAAGTCTGGTTGCGTTTACGCTCTCGCTGTTGTCAACAAAAATCGGCAAATTCAAACCGTTCAAAGCCTGTAAGCCTCTAAGCAAATCAATGTCACACAAGATTTTGTCAGAATAATTCAAACCATCGAAGTAATTCACTCCATTACAGATCATCTTGCAAGTTTCCACTGGATTTCCCTCAATCGTGTAATCAAGGAAACTGAATTGGAAATGATGGAAAAATGGATTGATTTTCTCTGCCAGTGCCTTATTCTTCTGAATTGAGAAGTTAAGAACGGTGTCAATGTTCTTTTCAATATCAGCTTGAACCTGTCCAAGGCTTTTCAGTTCTTCATTCAGTTCGGCTACTCGCTTTTCTTTCTCCGTGACTGCTGCCTGTGCAATCTTAATGTCTGCATCCACATTGGAAATCTGTTTCATAACATTGCTGATCTGCATTCTTAATTCCTGTTTCTTTCCAGGAACATCATCAAATGATTTCAGTTTCTCTTCAAGTCCTGCAATTCTCGCTGTAACCGCAAGATATTCTTCATCATTTGTCATATCTACAGATTCTGGAAGCTCCGTAAATTTGGACTGTTCTTCCTCGATCTGTTTAGCAAGTTCAGCAACTTCATCCTGTGCCGCACTGATTTCCGATTGTAATTTGTTGATTTCCTCGTTAGTTTTCTTTAATTTTGCAGCGGAAGTATTTCCAAGGTCGCAGACATATTTAAGCTTTTCCTGCTTCTCCGATTCAAAGGATTCTTTTACTTTCAACTGTGATTCAATTCTAGCCTTCTTCTTTTTCTCAAAGGAGGCTTTCAATTCGGCAACCTGTTCTTCCGGCAGTTCCTGTCCGCAGGTGGGGCAAATGGTATCAGAATCATTGAATGTCTCAGCTTCAATAGCTTTCAGTCCAGAATCATCCCATTCCATTTCCTTGATTCTCGGATAATCCTTTCTGGCTCTATCCAAGTCAGCCTTTGCCTGTTGTGCTTCCCTTATGTGGTTGTCCAGTTCCATTCCAATAATACGAATGCTTGATTCCTTTTCTGATTTTTTTAACCTAAGTTCGGAAACTGTATCAGAAATGAATTTTTGTCTGTCTCTTAACCATTCATTCGCCTTGCTAACAAGTCCATCCTTGGAAGATTTCAGTCCTCTGATTTCATACGCAAGACTGTCATAGCCTTTTGCAGAATCTTCAAGAATCTGTTCCTGCTCTTCCAGTTTGGAAATTTCCGCATTAAGCTCCTGTTTTTTGGCTTCCAAGGAAGATGTATCTTCTGCTTCAACGCTTCGATTGGTTTCATATGCAATCTCCGTGTTTTTGGCATCCACCTTTTTCTTCTGTGCATTCAGTTCCTTTCGGAGTTTCTTCAAGGTATCCTCTACGGAATGCCCCTTTGTGATTTCTTCCACATGAGCATACTGTGGATTCTCTTCCATAAACTGAGCAATATCGAAACCAGACATCTTTTCCAGTACCTTTCTGGATTCTGCGGTTGACTTCTGTAATGTGTCCAGAAATGGTTTTGGATTACTGCACATCAGAAGCGTTGAAGGTTCTGCTATTGACTGGATAAACTCGGTATAATCCTTTGATTTAGCCGGGAATCCGTCAATTTCATAAGAAGTTTCATTTCCATCGAACACCTCTTCTGACTGTCCTCTTGGTTTTCTCCACTTCTGCTTTGTGATTTTGCGGATCACTTTTTCTTTCCCATCAATCGCAAGTGTAAGTTCTCTTACAACATCAACCTTTGGCACTTCCACGCCATTTTCTTTTCTGCGAATAGAAGTCGGTTCTGTACCATTTGCCATCTTTCCTGTCAAAACGTCCAAATATGCATCCTGCAATGTGGACTTTCCTTCTCTGTTTCTGCCGGAAATCTCTGTTCTTGGAAACAAATCTACAGACTTACTCGGAAACTTCTTGTAATTCTCCAACGAAATCTTTTTCACTTCCACCTTCAT